CCGCCACCAACGCGCCGACCACGGCGGCGATCAGCGTCCGGCCCGGCACCGAGCCGCCGTTCAGCCACGTGCTCACCACTGTGCTGGTCGCCAGCACGTACGCCGCGGCGCGCAGCAGCCGGAAGAGGTGCTGCGCGGCGGCCGGGGGGATCGGGGGCAGCTTCACGACGGGACTCCGTTCGTTGGTGCGTTGATCGAGTTGACTGGGTGAGATGAAGTGATGCATATTTGCCGCATCACTTCTCTGATGGAGGGTCACATGGCCGAACTGGAGCGCATCACCGTCAACCTCATCCCCCGAGCAAGCAAGGCACTCGACGACCTGATGCGACTGAACGGCTACAGTAAGACGGACAACGTCAACCGAGCGCTCACCGTATACGCGTTCATCGAGCGCATCTTCAATGAGGAGGGTGAGCTGGTCATCCGCGACAAGGACGGCATCGAATCGCGGCTGACGATCCTGTAGCTCAGGGCCTGTAGCTCAGGAGCACTGCCCGAACACCGGGAAGTCGCCGGTGTCCAACCGGACCACTACTACCTGGACCGTGGTCGCCGGGTCGCGGAAGTTCACCACCGTCTGCTTGTCGAACGGCACGTCGAGGGAGCCGTTCGCGATGACGTCCCAGCCCTGGCCGTCGAGGACCGCGACGCGGAGCTTCGGCGGCACGGCGGTCGGGCCGTCCAGGTAGGTGCCGTCGGAACCGAAGGCCACCGTGCGGCACTGCCCCTTCGGCAGCTCGATGCCGACCTGATGGGCCTTCAGGGATCCGGCCACGATCGGCGGCACAGTGAACGGGATCACGGTCATCTCAGTCTCCGGGGGCGTAGCAGCGGGGGGCGTGGTGACGGGCGGCACGGCGACCGGCGGCGTGGGCGTCGACGTGATGGCGCCGCCGAGCACGAAGGCCCGCAGCTGCGCGACGTCCAGAGGGCACCAGTCCCGGTCGACGCCGGACGCACTGTACTGGTGGAACAGCCACTTCGCCTGGATGCCCGGGTCTCCCATCGGCCGCCCGGCGGTGGCGATCCACAGGAAGTCTCCGTAGTACGAGCTGGTGTCGACCCTGGTCCAGAAGTCCACGTTGCAGTACAGGCCGACGCGGTGGTTCGGCAGCGCCTTCTTGACGTAGCGCAGCCACTGGTCCTTGTATGCGGCCATCTGCGCCGCGGGCGTGACCTCCGGGTACTCCTCCCAATCCAGCACGACCATGTCGCCCGGGAGGATGTCCGCATGGGCGAGGAAGTAGTCGGCCTCGGTGATCGGGGAGTTCGCCATGTGCGGGAAGTGGTATTTTCCCATCAGCAGCCCATGCGCGATGCCGTCGGCGTACTGGGGAATCCAGTCCGGGTTGATGTAGTTGAGCCCCTCGGTCACCTTCACGAAGGCGAAGGCGAGCCCGGATGCGCTCGGTGCGGGCCCCTGAAAGCTGGCCCAGTCCTGGCCGTAACAGCCAGCCATGGAGTTTCCCCTTTCGTCAGTCCGGGTCGAGGTTGAAGTCTCCCCAGATCATTCCGCGCGTCAGTTCGACGGGTGTATTCGGGACCTCGACGCCATTGTCCCGCATGGTGACCTTCAGCATGATGATGTAGTCGAAGCAATGCCGGAGCAAGTCCCTCTGCCTGAGAACTTCTTTGCGCTGCCTTTCGATGTGGTCTTCGAGGGTCTTTCGCTCCTGGTCGTAGCGTTCGGTGAATGCCTTGAAGGCCAGCTGGTCCAGACGGCGCTGCTCGACTTCGTCCTGCGCGACCTTCGTGGCTTGCTGGCTTTTCTTGGCACTCTTGGCCTGACGCACCGTAAATACAGAGCCACCGACTGCGACGAGAGATCCAAGCGCAGACGCAGCTGCACCGACCACGCTTGCATCGATCACGCGTCACCCCTCCATTGGCTCCAGAGTATCCGGCCAGCCCGACACGAGGATGACCAGCGAGGAATAGCACCAGTACACGGCTGCCGACCTGATGCCCATTTCAGCGGAAAGGTCGTGGTAATAGAACCAAGAGATGAGGTAGATGAATCCCCACAGAAAGGGGACAAGATAGGACAGGATGAAGCCCAACCGCTCCATGCGACCGTATCGACTGAAGGCTCCCACAAGAGAGCCCATAGCGCCACACTGCCAACCAGCAACAAGTACTCCTTCGGGGATGTGCTGGAGGACGTGCAGGAGATGGAAGGTCCCGCGGGGCGCCCTGGCAATGGACCAGCCTATGAGGGCCTGGAGGACGCAGAGCGTAAGCAGGAAAGCGCCCCGCCTGCCGATGCGCCTCCGGTAGAGCCGGACGAGGGCGCTGGTGACACGACGCATGGACCACTTCCTCGGGCCGTGGCGGTCAGCCGTTCGTGCCGCCGAGCTTGTTCACCATTTCCCAGTTACCCGTATTCGAGTTAAAGGTCAGCATGATGACCGAACGCGCATTGGCCGTCGAGGTCGGCTGCCAGTTGGTGCCGGTGGTCGTGTTCACCTTGAAGTTGCCGGACCAGGTCAATGTCCGGCCGCCGGTTCCGTCCTGAGTGAAGATCAGGACCAGGTCGGCGCCGGTGTTGGCGGTGAGTACCGGATTGTGGATCGTCATGTTGGCCGTCATCGTGCCGATGTCGATCGTGGAACCCTGGGTATTGTCCGGCGTGAAACTGGCGGCGAATGTCTGGTTGACCGAGCCGCCCGCAGCCTGGTCCACGCGGTAGACATTCTGGAACGTGGCAGTTCCGGTTCCAGTCTTCGCGAGAAGGCCCTGCGTGCTGTACTCCACCACGCAGTTGCTGGAACCGCCGTACATGTAGCAACCGGAAACCGGCCGCGCGGCGTTCGGCGGATTGCGGTCGAAGTTGTGACCGCCCACCACCGTGCAGTTGTAGGAGTTGTTGAACTCCACGTTGTGGTGAGTTCCGCTGGCAATGTTGTTGTTCGAGTCCGCGACCCATCCCGCCACAGCAATGCGGTCGGCGCTGTCGAAATAGAATCCGGCACGCGCGTTGTCCTGAGCATAGAGGCTGGAGCACACATTGCCGTCGGACGCGGCGGCGAAATGGAATCCGTTCCCATAGCCAGCCGTCACATTGGCCGAGACGACCGAGCCGTTGTAGTAGCCGGAGAACCAGGACTTGCAGTTGCTGACGAGCGTATTGCCCTGGATGTAGAAGCCGTCCTTGGCGCACGACCCCGCATCGCAGTTCGTCAGCTCGCTGTCGACGCCCAGATTGAAGCCGTTCCCCTGACTGTTCCAGGCCACGCAGTCGGAAATCTGACAGACACCCAGGCCGGTGAAGTAGAAGCAGTCCCCGGAAACCTCTTCGACGTGCACGTTGCTCACCCGGGCGCGCATGTCGTTGTACTCGGTTCCGGTTCCACCGCCGTTGATGTAGATGCCGTCCACGGCCACCGTCTGATTGGCGCAGTTGCCGTTGATCCGCAGATCGCGGATCTCCACCATGCGGGCCGTGGTGATGTTGGACAGAATGTGCCCGGTCGACGCCTGACTGGCGATCAGCATGAGGGTCGTAGCGCGCTTGCCGGAACCCTGCAAGATCACGCCATGGGGAAGGGTGAGCGGGTTGACCATGTAGGTGCCCGGCGGCAGGAAAACGGTCACCGAGTTGTTGCCCGTAGCCGTGGTGCCCGCCGCCGTCAGGGCGTTCTGGATGGCCGTCGTGTCGTTCGTCAGGCCGTCGCCCCGGGCCCCGAAGTCCGCCTTGGCGTTGAACCATCCCATGCGCGCCGGGATGTTCGAGGCCCAGTTCGCCGTCATGACGTTCTGCACCGTGAAGCCGGATGCGTGGGCCACCGGCGTGGTGCCCTCGTAGCCTCGGGTCACGGTCCAGGACGAGCCCGACAGGTCTGTGACCGCCATGACCTCGGTGGGCGCCGCCGGGTCCACCACGCGGAACAGGGTGGGCGGAGACGCGGTCGAGGACGGCGAGGGGAAGGCCGCCGACGAGGCCACCGTCCAGTTCTCCACCGTGCCCGCGGTCGGCGCGCCGGTACCGCCGGTGAGTACGGTGGTCTGGGCGATGTCAGCGAACAGGTCACGGGCCATGACGACTCCTCAGATCAGGCCGAGCAGGCGGGCCAGGGTCTTCGCCATGGGGTCGGCGGTGGGGTGCGCGGCCATCGCCTTCAGCTCGGCGATCAGCGACGCGGCCTGCTGGGCATTCTGCGCCGCGGTCTGGTGCAGCGCCATCGCCCGCTGCTTCTGGTCCTCGCGCTCCTGGACCCAGCGGGTGAACTCGACATGGTCGCGCATCTCGTTCTGGCGCTCGAAGTTCGACACCACCGAGGCGTGACTGCCGTGGTTGGTGTGCACCACACCACCGGCCGGACCGCAGTTGACGATGGTCACCGGATCGTTGGCGGCCTCGGGCTCCGGCAGCTCGATCGCGGGAGTCGGGACATACTTCTCAGGCGAGGCCATACAGGGACACCTTCGCTCCCGTGACGTTATGGCCACCGAAGCCGATGGTGACCGACGTAATGGATGTGGCGACGCCATAGGACCAGAAGTTGGTGCACGACTCACCGGCGGTGCCGCCATCCGAGGCGTACGAGGTGCAGCGTCCGGCCTTGCGGGTTCCCGTGTTGGAGTACCCGGGGATCAGGATGTCCGCGTAGCTGCCGATGCTGGAGCTGGAGAACACACTGGAACCGGTGTAGACGAACGCCGTGGAGTTGTAGTTGGCACCCGTGTTGGACACGGCGTTGTTGTTGGGCGGCGACGATCCGATGGTCCAGGTCATATACATGTAGTTGTAGTGACCGGACGAGTTGTCGCCATTGAGCGTGAGCGACCCGAAGATGTATTCCACCGCGTCGGTCGTCTTGATTCCGCTGACGATCACCTGAAGGTGATTCCAGTACTGCGGAATGGAGGAGAACGTGGTGGTGACGGTGATGGTCTGCTCGGCGATCAGCGCATTGTCGGCGATCCACCGGCCCGAGCCGGACGAATACCGCATGATAGTGCCCAGGCCCACGTCCGTGCGCATGATGCACTGGCCGTTCTGCGGCGAGGGGATCGCGGCGGACACCGCGGAGTCCGAGGAGAACTTGGGCAGCGTAATGCCGTCCAGCGCGGTGGTGAGCTGCTGACCGGCGGACTGGGCATTGGGGCTGTCGGACAGCGCCGGATACGGCAGCTGCGCGATGGGGCTGTAGAGCACCATGGACCGCTAGAACCTCCTAGCCGATGTTGGGGGTGTTCACCGGGTTTCCGATAGGAACGCCATCGACCCAGCACCGATATCCGACGACCATGACACGCACAATGGTGGTGCCGACGGTCCAGGTGACGGATGCGTCGTTCTTCACGTGCGAATAGGTAGGGACGCCGTGGAACACTTCGCCGCTCGGGTGATTCACGATCATCAGGCTGGTGTCCGTGCTCTCCCAGCCACCGAATGTGCCGTGCCAGAAGCTGATGGCGCCCTGATTAGCCGTCACCTGATTGTGGCGCCCGACGGTCTGACGCGCCCGCTTGTTGATGGCCTTCGCTAGCTGGACTCGGGCACGCATAGAAGTGGTACGGCTCATTACTGGCCTGCCGAGAGTTGGTAGGTGAGGGTCCGCGTCCGGCCGGTGAAGGCGATTCCCGCGCTCCGGCTCTGGTCCACCGAGAAGGACAGAGTGTAGCTGTCAAGAATATGCAACTCCGACTGTCCTCCCTTGTAGACTACTTCGATCAGGTCTCCACCGTCCAGAGCCGGGTTCGGCAGGCTCGTGAAACTCAATGACCGAGCGAGTCCCAGGTAATTCCCGAGTTGCGCCTGAGCATACGAATTGACTTCCGCCTGCGTGGTCAGCAGGGAATTGCTCAGCCGGATGACATTGGCCCCGAAGATCGACAGGTTCGGCGCGCTGTCGCCGCCCCAGTAGGTGGGGGAACGCGGGTCTGCATCCCACGCGCCGCCGTACGGCGTGGCGCCGCTGCCGGTCGCGGACCCCTGCACCGAGACATAGTTGCCCACGCCTTCCCGCGTGACGCCGCGCTCGGCCTCGATCAGCACGCCGTTGGACCCGGCGTTGAAGGTCCAGGCGGGGACGGCGCCGGAGATCACCTTGGCCTGGAGGGTGGGGATCGGGACCACGTAGAAGTTGCCGTCCCAGCCGAACCGGCCCTCCGCGCCGAAGTACCCGGCGCAGGTCTGCACGGCACCCCAGCGGTCGGTGTCGAAGATCGTGCCGCCCGGCACGCGCTTCGATCCGGTGATCGAGGGGTCCCAGATCACCTTCGCCGATGGGCACACGTTCACAATGAGCGAGTTCAGCAGCGCCTTCACATCCCAGCCGCCGCGAGAGATCGGCGTGCGGAACTGGGCCCATTGGATGATCTTCGAGCGGTCGAAGAACGACACCACCGGCGCGTCGCCGAGCAGGCTGCCGGTCGTGGCGTCCACCGCGTCCTCGGCGTTGACGGTGTCGATGACGAACACGCCGAGCGGGATCCACTCGATCTTCCCGGTGATGTATTGCAGGCCGTAGGAGATGTGCAGTTCCGCACCGAAGGGAGCGAGCGGGGAGTTCACGAACGTCGGGAAGAACGACGGATCAGCAATGGTGATCGTGCCCTGCCGGACGTTGTCCGCCGTGCGGTCGACGGTGATCTGGCCGTCCGCCACCGGAACCGTCGCGACATATTGGCCCGCATAGTACACGTCCGCCTTCACGGTGGCAGTGAAGGTCTGTCGGATCGCCGTCGCGAATGTCGAGGAGACGTACGGCATGTACGACGAGAGGATGTACGTCGGTGCCGGAGTGGGCGGTGTCGCCGGGACACCGCCGAGGACCGTCAGGCCGCCGGTCTGGTCGAACGTTTCATTGGAGTAGATGCCGACCGGCAGCGCGGTGTTACCGGATACTGCGACACCGCTGAACGTCTCCGCGGTGATGATGCCGTTCGGCGACAGCGAGATGTTTCCGCTGCCGTCAGTGACGACGATCGAGACGTTTCCGACGTTCTCCAGCGTGCCAATGCCCTGCGGGGAGGGATTGGTGCTGCTGATGGCTTCGAAGTCGACCAGGTCGAAGTAGACCTTCTGGCCCGAACCGGCAACCGTCGCACCGCAGATGATGGTGACGAAGGACGCGCCGGACGGAGCCGACGCGGTGAAAGTAGCCTTGGTCCAGGTGCTGGCGACGATCGTGGTCGCAGAGGTGTACGACGACGAGTAGCCGATGTAGTTGTGGCCGGAGTCGCGCCAGTCCAGCTCGAAGAACGCGGTGGAACTGGACAGCCCGTTGTAGAAGTACGCGCTGATGGTGTACTGACCGAACGCCGTGACGGCGATGTCGGTCGTGCAGTACGCGCTGATGGTGCCAGCGGCGGAGGCCACCATCTGCTCGCAGTGCGTGCCGTCGTAGGCGCGCGCAGTGGTCCAGTTGAGTGTGGTGTTGGAGTCGGCGGCCGTCCACGCGGAGCCGCTCGTCTCCATCGTGGACTGGTTGGCGGTGAGCAGATTCGTCATGCGTCAGCTCCCGTACGGGAAGTTGAGCACGTTAAGCCACGTGGTGCGGTTGTTCATCACGCTGGTCCAGGATCCGAAACTCGTCACCAGCAGCCAGGAGTTTCCGGGGATCTGCGAGGTGGTGCCCACCGGCGAGGCGATCTCGGTGAACGTGCACTCCCAGTTCCGCGTCGGATCTTTCGACAGGCCGGGGCGGTGTTCCTTGATATCGGCGAAGAGGAAGTACATGTCCTCGATGCCGTCGCCGACGGCGGAGGAATCCGCCTGGAACATCAGCGGCCCGCTGTAGTTCACCAACGCCAGGAAACTCGCGCGCTGAGCCAGGGTGTCCGTGCGGAAGGTGAAGGTCCCGGTGCGCGACGCGGTGACGTCCGTGATGATGACCGGATACTCCGAACCGATGATCGGGTTGATACTCTGCCGGGCCTTGCGCTCGACGTCGTCCAGCTTCTGGAGCGTCAGGTTCATCGACAGGCCGGGCTGGCCGATGCACTTCAGCCACACCAGGTTCTGGGTCCAGGCGATGGTCACCGGCGACGAGGTGATGACCAGGGTCGTCTCGGACCCGTCGGCGTTGTGCACGATGCCGGTCACGGTATACGTGCACGGTGCGTTCAGCGGCGCCTCGAAGTCGGCGAAGGCGAATGTGCTGGCACCACCGGTGGCCACATTGTCGCCGTTGCGGCAGGCCACCACGGAACCGTCGGGATTCGTCCGCTGCACCAGGACGGTATCGAAGGCGATCGGCGAACTCAGGCCGGTGATCGAGATGTTGTTCAGCGCGTTGGTGTTGTCGGGAGTGATCGAGATCGCCAGCGTCACATCAGCCTCCGGCCCCCGCGTTGGACTCGACGAATTGGATCAGCTGCTTGTCGAAGTCCTCGATGATCTTGTACACGCGCTCGTCGAACACCTTGCCGTCGACCACGGTCTGAAGGGTCACGTGGGCCAGTGGGCGGGTGCCGCCGCCGGAGTTGAGCGCCTTCACGGCCGCCGGGCCGCCGATGCGCTTCACGGCCGGGCCGGTGAGCACGCCCTCGTCCATGCCGGAGGTGTTGTAGCCCAACGTACCGGAGGGCCAGATGCCTCCGCTGTCGTATCCCTGGTAGTTTCCGCTGACCAGGCCGGGGATGTTTCCGGGCGAGCCGTACGTCCTTTCGATGTACCTGATACTCGCGATGGCGTTGTCGATCGGATTCAGGATGTTCGTGTGCCCGGCGACCATGTTCGACCGGAACGTGCTCGGCAGCATCTGGAGCAGGCCGGTGGCGTGCTCACCCATGACCGGCGTCGGGTTCACCGCGTTCGGGTTGCCGCCGGACTCCCGCTGGACCAGAAGCTCCATCAGCGACAGCCAGGACCCGGGGGCGTTGTCGAAGGCCAGCGCCGCCGTCAGCCACTGGGCCACCGAGCCGGGCAGGTTCACCCTCACGCCGGACACGCTGGCCGCCGCCGCGGCTGCCTGCGCCGCCGCGAGTTCCTGGTTGCCCAGATCGGTGATCTGCTTCATGCCGAGCAGGAAGCCTGCGATGTCCAAGGTGCCCTGGGATTCGGCGGTGCTGCCGATCATCCCCACGATGCCGCCGTTGGCGTAGCCCTTGGAGTTGTTGATGGCATGTAGCAGCGACAGGTGGGCCTTGGTGGCCGCGGCGTTCACCACGAACTCACCGGTCGACGCCCGGATCAGCATGCTGTCCGAAGTCCCGGATCCCGGCCCCTGGAGCAGACCACCGGCGGCGAAGCCGGAGTTGTGCAGGTGCTGACCGGCGGGGCTGTTCGGGTAGTAGTGGTTGATCTCCTGCTGGAGGGTCTGCGCGTACTGCTGCGCGGTCTGCGTCAGCGCTTGGCTGGACGCCAGCGCCATGTCCTGCGTGCTGGCCTGGAACTGCCCGGAGACATCCTTGGCCATCTGCTTGATGTCCGCCTGCGCGTCGATCGAGTCTCCCTTGGCGGCATCCTGGAAGAACTTCGAGATGTCGCCACCGAGTTTGCCGATCTGAATGTTCGCCGTGTCGATGTTTCCGCTGTTGGCGTCCGTCATGAAGCCGTTGATGGCTCCCATGAGGGCCCTGGAGTCCTGCTGCGCCTTGTCCTGACGGCCGCTCTTCAGGTCGTCCTCGTACTGCTGCATCGCCTTCTGGAGATTGCCGTAGTCCACACCGGACTGCTTCTCCATGGAGTCGAACGCGGCCTTCGAGGCGCCGTTCCCGGCCTCCGCAAGACCAGACCAGTAGCCGGGCATGTGCTCGCCCCAGGCGGTGAAGACCTCCGTGAGCGAGTTCGACACCTGCTGGTCCAGGGTGTTGCCGGACGCCTGCACCTCCTTGGCCATCGAAGCGACGTCACCGCCCCAGGAGGCCACGAACAGTGCCGCCGTCTGCCCCAGCTGCGTCTTGCCGAGGTCCATCGTGGCCTTCAGCGCGTCGTTCTGGCTGCTGAAGTCCTGGCGGTACTGCCCGATGCGCGTCTGGACGCCCTCGCCGGAAGTCGCGACGTCCGTCCCGGCCTTCTTCGACTCCTGTGCGATGCCGTTCGCCAGGTCCCGGAAACCCTGCGACACCTGGACCCCGGCGACGGTGGCCGCGGCGGTCATCGGCGCGCCGACGCCGTGCTCGATGACGCCTGCGGCGGCGTCGGCCTTCTGCCGGGCGTCGTTGGCGGCGATCGTGATCGCCGTGCCGATGCCGACGATCGCCCCGGCGAGGCCCAGCGCGCCGCCGAGGCCGCCTCCGGCGGACGCGACGCGGCCGAGCACCATCCCGGCGCCGGATCCGGCGTCCCGCACGTTGCCGAGCAGGCCGGAGACGATGCCCTTGAGCTTGCCGGAGAACCCGACGGCCTCAGCGGCGGTCGCGCCCTCCAGCGCGGAGATCTCCGCGGCGTCGGTGGCCACGACCTGGGTCGCCGCGCCCGCGCCGGAGCGGCCCGCGATGAGCAGCCCGGAGTTGGCCCCAGCGCTCGCTGCGGCGCCCTCCGCGGCCGAGGCGGCACCCCCGGCCCCAGTGATGGTCCCGATGCCCTGAGCGGCGTCCAGGCGGCCGACGGCGGTCGCCTCGGCGTTGATGGCGGCGGCCTCGGCGCCGATGGTCGTCGCGGCGGTGGCGGCGTTGATCCGGCCGAGCGCCACCAGCGCGGTCCACCCGGCCTTGACGGCGTTGAGCAGGCCGATGGACTTGGCGAGTCCGGCAATGGCTGCGGCCATGAGACCGAACTCGGCGATGGGTCGCGTAAGGGGGTTGCGGATCAGGAAGACAATCCACGAGCTGAGGGTGTTCAACAGCTCCAGCGTCATCCGGTTCGCGGAGAACGTGGAGAAGATAAACGCGACCGACGTTCCCAGATTCTTCAGCAGCTCGAAGGTTCCGGCCTGGTTGGTGCTCAGCCGGTCCATGAAGTCCTGGAGATCCTTCAGGCCGCGCGGAGTGGTAGCCCAGTCGCGGAAGGACTGCGTGACGTGGTCCAGGGTGTTCAGGAACGGGTTGGCCATCTTCGAGAGGGCGTCGCCGATGTGGTAGAACCCGAGCGCGATGTTGCCGACCGCCGTGCCGAACCCGAGGATCGACTTCGGGGCCTGCCCGGTCATGTCGGCGATGAACTGCTTGTAGCCGGGGCCCTGGATCGCCGCGTCGAGGCGGTCGAACAGCGTCTTCAGCGCGCCGGTGGTCGCGATGACGAGCGGCTGGAGGGGCTGGAGGGCATCTGCGGCGGTGCGCTCCGCGGTAGCCAGCAGGCCGAACACCTGCGGCTCGACGGCCTGCTGGAGATCCTGGTAGTTGGTCTGTAGATCCTGGAGACCCATGACCGCGTTCGCCTGAGCCGGGCTCAGCGCGTCCAGCTGCGCCTTCTCCGCCAGCAGCGCGTTGACCTCGCCCTGCTGAGAGTTCGTCAGCGACTTGTAGAGGTCCGGGGTTTCCCGCAGCTGGATCACTGCGTCCTGCTGCGTCTGGGTCAGGCTTCCCCAGGACACGTTCTGGTCGTTCAGCAGCTTCACGACCTGGGCCTGAGCAGGGGTGTATCCCTGAATGACCGCCAGATTGGCCGCCAGTGCCTTCTCGGCGCCCGACTGCGCCGCCGTCAGCTTCCCGGTGGCCGACGAGGTGCCCTCGATCTGCCCGATCAGCGCCTGGTAGTGGGCGACCTGGGCCTGCTGCACCGCGCTCAGGCCGCTGGTCTTCACGCCAGCGTCCTGGATCTGCGTGATCAATGCCTGATAGTGCGCGATCTCCGCCTGCTGCGTCGCCGTCAGGTGGCCGCCTGCCGACACCCGGCCCTGGATCGCCTGGATCTCCGCCTGGTAGCGGGCGATCTCCGCTGCCTGTGTCGCGGTCTCCTTGCCCGTCGCGGCGATCCTGTTGTTGATCGCCTGAATGTCCGCCTGGTAGACACCGATCCGGGCCTGCTCCGTCGCGGTCAACTGCCCCGACGCTGAGGCCGTCTGCTGGATCTTGTCGATCTGGGCTTGGTACACCGCGATCTGCGTCTGCTGAGCAGCCGTCAGCCCGTGCGTCGACCCAGTGAGGCGCGCGATGTCCGCCTGATAGACCTGGACCTGAGTGGACTGCGCCGCGGTGAGCTGCTTCGTGCCCGACGTGGTGGCGCCGATCGACTTCAGCGCCGCCTGCTGCGCCGCCGTCAGCAGATTCGTCGCCTGCGCCTGTGCCGAATAGCCGCCCGTGGACGCAAAGAACCGCTGCGTGGTGTTCGCGAGCGTGTTGTACTTGTCGGTCTGCGTCGACAGGGCCTGAAAGGCGCTCGTCAGCTCCGAGATGTCGCTCTTCGCCACCAGCGCCGTCGCACCCAGACCGGCCATCATCGGCAGTGCGGCCTCGATCGCACCGACGATCGGGCCCATAAGGCCCGCGGCCAGACCCGGCACCGCCAAGGTGCCCGCGGCCAACAGGCCGGAGCGCGCCGCCGCCGAGCCGCGGCTACCACCGGGCAGCAGCGCCGCCAAGACGCCACCGCCACCAGACCCGCCGCCGGACTTCCCCGCGCTGTTCAGCGCGTTCTCGAACTCACGGGCGAAGATGGACCCGGCATCCGCGCCGGTGCGCTCGAACTCGTTGCGGATGAGGTTGTTGTCGACCTCGGTCCGCAGCTTGATGGGCTTGGCGAACGCCGCCGCCAGCTGGTCCTCTTCGCGCTTCAACTCGGCGGCGATGAGGTTGTTGTCGACCTGCGTCCGCAGCTCGACCGGCTTCATAAGCGCCTCGGCCACCTTGACCTTGCGCTCCAGGTCCGCGTAGACCTGCGCCTCGTTCACCGCGGTCTTCAGGTCGACCGGGTTGAAACTCGCCTGCGCACCGAGGCTGCGGATCAGCTCCGTGACGGCGGCGTGCGCCCGCATTTCGTCCAGGCTGACGCCGAGCTTGATGCCGTCACTGAGCTGCTGATCGCGCTCCAGGGTGTAGAGCTGCGCCTTGATCTTCGCGGCTTCCCGAGCCTCGTCCATGCTCAGGTATGCCTGGAGCTTGGCCTTCAGCTCGGGGTCGGCTTGGAGTTTCTGAATGTCGCCGCGAAGCTTGGCGAAGTCCTTAGCCTGGTCCAGGTTGAGCGTGGCCATGAGCCGCGCCTGGAGATCCCGGTCGAGCTGAAGCTCGCGGATCTGCTCCTTGATCTTCGCCTTGGTCGCCGTCTGGTCCAGGTTGGCGGTGACCGGCAATTCCAGGCGAAGGTTCGCCCTGAGTTCGTCCCACTTGCGGCGCAAGTCGGGATCGAACTCGTCCATGTTCGGAAGGATGGAAACGTAGGCGGATCCCACATTGCTGCCGCGCGCCGCCATGTAACCCTCCTTCTATGCGGAAGCCGTCAGGCTGCGCTGCCCAGTCGCTTCAGCATCATGGCCACCTGCTGTGCTTGCTCTGCGGCGGACGGGAACGCGGATTCCTCGACCGGATCCGGATCTCCGGGTCGCCTCACCGGAACGGGCTTGGGTACGTGAACGTTCGTCCCCACATGCGCGCTCTGGTACAGGTAGATCAGCGAGTTCATCGAATCAATAAGGGCGGCCAGCAGGTGCTCGGTCTGGCTCCAGGTCGCTGTCGGACCGGCTTTCTTCCGAACCGTGGCCGATTCCGAGCCGTATGTACTCAAGTTCTTGATGAGCACACGAACCTGACGGGGCGTCAACTTCCCCGTCCACAGCCCCCGGATGTCGAGGTTGTAGAAGTGCCAGAAGTCCGCCTCCAGCTCCTCCGGGAATTCTCGGAGGAGCGGGAGGATGGCGATCATTCCCCCAGCTGCTCACCGGGCCCCGAGATCGCAGTGGTGAAGTCGATCAGATCCTTCACCTTCCGCGGCTTGCTCTTGAACTTGGCCCACTGCTCCTCGCCGACCAGCGTGCGGGTAGGCGTGAGCGTCTGCCCGCGCTCGAAAAGCTCCAGGACTTCGAGGTCCCACTCGGACTGCGGGGGGATCTCGTACGTCTCGCCGTCATATGTGACGATCTTTCCGCGCGGAGCCTCGCTGGCTTCCGCGACCGCCTCATCCTTCTGCTTCTTGAGGGAAGCCAAGGCGGCCTCGGTGTCGATCGTCTTGTCGGTGGGCTCGTTCGTCATTTGATGAACTCCGGTTTGCCTGAGGTTGGTTGTTACAGCGTGGAAGCGTTGCTGAACAGCGTCGCCAGCGATCCGTTGTTGTCCTCGGCGGTGAAGGTGATACCGAGGATGGTCTGGGCCTTGCGGTCGATGGTGATGTTCTCGTGCTTGGTGACCGAGCCGCGGCCGACGACGAGGCGGTTGGTGTGCGTACCGTCGCCCCACTCGATGCCGAGCATGCGCTCGTCCAGGGTCGGGGACGAGGGGATGGTGAGCTTGTAGCTGGAGCCACTGGAGAGGGTCCAGGTGGCACCGAAGAAGAACAGGCTCGTGGTGTCGATGTTGAACTGCTGGAGACCGAAAGCGATCTCCAGGGCCGCGCCGGTCACCACGGTCTTCACGGGGGCGCCGGTCTGCCACGCCATCAGCTGAGTCACATTCACCGTCGGAGTGAGAGTGACACCCTTCTCGTCGGTGTACCCCAGCTCGGTCCAGCCGGAAGGCCACGCCGAAACGACGTCGGTCGGCAGAGTGGTCGTCAGCGGGGCCACGTAGACGTGGCCCAGCGGCGCGATGATGATCTGAGTGTTGTCGAAGGCCACAGGAGATCACTCCTCAGCGAGAGTTGCCGCGCCCATCAGGTGACCTGCGGGGCATTCAGGGGGATTGGCATCGTGGTCAGCTCTAGGGCGAAGGTGTAGAACCCGAGCCCGGCCTGGTCCACGACGTATGCAAGCCCGGCGTGGTCGGTGGCCTGGTTGATTCGCATGCCGAGACCATTAGGGCTGATTATGGTGCACGGCTGCGAGGCCAGGATAGCGGCACGAACCGTTTGGGCCAGAAGCTGAGCCGTCTGTTTCTGTGGAGCGAAGACGGCGAAATGCAGGATCGGATGGTCAGCGGTATACATCTCCGGAATTCCGCCGGATCGGATGACGTGTACCCAGACCTTGCTGTTGTCGTAGCCGATCATCGACGTGGAGATGTTCACCGGCAGCTGCGGATTCAGCGACGTTCCCACTGCGAGCACATCGGCATTGTTCGCCAGCAGATTCGCGATGTTCATTTCCGCGTCCGGCATGACGACGAACGGGCTTGTGTAACTCGCGCCCATCTATCCCCGCCTCCGACGCCGAGCGGAGATGCGCTTCGCCACCTGCTCCAGCTTCCGCTGCGCCTGGAGAACGCGGCCGGAGACGCTGCCGCTCGCGGCAGTCTGAAGGGATGCGGTGGTGCCGCGCATCACCGTCATCAGCGCCCGGTCCATGACGTGGCGGCCGGGGACGAACGTCGAGCTTCCGCCGGGGTGGAATCCCTGCTCGATCCAGATCGCCTCACGCTCGTCATTGCTGACGACGCCGTTGACCTTGCCCTTGTAGATCTCGGTCGACGCCTCGTACGACTCACGGTACAGACCGCGAGGCTGCTGGCCTCGGTTGTACGGCGTGTCGCCGACCGGGTAGTAGTCCACGCGGCACAGCTGCGCAACCTTTTCCGCCTGGCCGAGCACCCAGTCCGTCCATTCCCTGGTGCTCGCCAGCTTCTCGATCGCGACCGGGTCCAGGGAGATGGATTGCTGCGTGCCGTACGGGGAGCTGGAGAACCTACCGGCCATATCAGCCGCCCTCGATGAGTTCGAGCCGTGCTCGGATGTAGACGAGTCGGCCGAGATTGTCCCGCCATGCGAAGGGGACGCCGTCCACCTTCGTGGTGACCGGGTCATCACCGGAGATCTCCCCGGAGATGATGACGCGGTCCGTGCCCCGCAGGTCGACCGTGCTGGGGAAGAAGGCGATCCAGTACGACGTCATAAGTTCCTGGTCCCGGAGATTCTCAGTAGCGCTCTCCGGATACACCAGGGAATTGACGACAGTCTGCGCCGCATGGCTCCAGTCCCGAATCGGGCTCCCGTAATTGGGATCCGGGATAAGGCTGGCGCGCAGGATGGTCACCTGCTGCGGGAAGATACCGAAGGGTGTCATCGGATATTGCGTAGAAATGGACACTGCGCACCTCCTCCCGTCAGGACCGGAATATCAGAGCTTGAACATCAGGACACCGGCAGTGGTGGACCAGTTGACGGTGATATTGCCGCCGTTGGTCGCCACCGGAAGGCCGGTGCCGGTGTCGTAGTAGGCGATCAGCCGCTGCGCCGAAGTAGCCAGGTCGGCACCGCCGGTCACCGCCGAGGACATGTAGACGATGATCGAGGTGATCGTGTATCCCGTGGTAACCGACGTGAAGGTCACATTGTCGGCGCTGGCGACACCGGCGGAATGCGTCACTGTGGTCAGGGCGCCGGATGTGGATACCAGCGTTCCACCATTTCCGGTGATGTCGGAAATGTAGGTGTGGGAAGAGCTGAACGTATATCCGGAAACCAGCGCGGCGCGCAGAGTCGGCGTGGAAGTCCAGACGATCTGACCGGACAAAAAACCGTCACGGCCAGCGTCGAACAAGGCATTTGCCATGGATTACTCCTGCCCGCCCTGGGACTGCTCCTCGATCTCCTCGGGGCCCTGCGGCGCCCCGGGCTCCCCCTGCGGCTCCTCGGTCACGATGGCCGGGGCGCCGACCTCCTGCCCGGAGGGAATCATCTCGGTCACGTGGCACGTCCTTTCACGCCCGACTTTAGCATCCGGACGAGTTTATCGGTATATACTGCCGAGCTTTACTGGGATGCCGAAATTCCCATTTCTCCTACGATGCCAGCTGGGTCAGTGCCGAGATGTCCACCGTGGACGGGGAGCTGGGAAGTGCGAAGTGGAATGACGGAAGAGCAGCGTCGTAGATCTCGAAGCTGACCTTCCAGTCCCAGGTGTTCGCCGCTGGTGTGATATTCGCCTGGTCCGTCGCAACGAGCTGAATGGAGAAGGTTCCCTGTGCGCTCAATGTGACCTTCATGGGGCCGCCGACCACCCGGCTGTTCGCCCCGGAGTACACCGGACCGGCGCTCGGGGTGAAGATGAGACTTCCGGACATCGGCGTGGCGTTGTCCGGATGCATGAGCGTGCCCGTGACAGTGACCATCGTCAGCGCCATGCCGATTCCTTTCCGGTAGTTGAACGGGCGTCAGCTCGTGGTCAAGGTGACCAGGCCGGAGCCGGAGATGGTCAGCGTGAAGTTCTGGCTCGTCACCGTCTGCGCGCCGCCGAAGTCCCAGTAGCAGATGACCTGGTTCGCCGGGGTAGTGACCGACGAGTCGTAGAAGATCGCCTGGTAGGCGGTGAACGAGGCCGCGGTCCAGGTGATGTTGGCGCAGCTGATCGTGGTGACCAAGCCGGAGTCCGTGCAGGTGACGCTGGAGAGCGTGGCGCCGCCGGTGGTGTATCCGGTGCCGGACACCTCGGTCAGTGCGCCGCCGCCGTCACCGGCCATCGCGCTGGCCAGCGTGGTGAAGCCCTCCGAGGTGGCGTTCAGCGAGGTTCCGAGGTGGTTACCGGCGCCGATCAGCTGGCACTTCAGGGTATCGGAGGTGACGTTGACCAGCTTGCTCGCCATGGCGAGCTGGAACGACGGGAACACGTGAGAAGTGACGGCCATCTACGTATCCTTTCTGGCCGATCAGACGTACGGACCGACGCGCATGGCGATATAGGCGAGAGTGGAGCTGTTGGTGAGGATCAGCGGGGAAGTCCCGTAATCCACGACCGGGAAAGGACCCACGGCAATCACGGCCTGACCGGGAATGCTGACCGTCTTGGCCGTCACCGGCTCATTGTCGATGATGACAACGATCTCCAGTGTCTGCACGGCGGTCGAGGTGCTCTGATTATGGACGATCAGAACCACATTGCCGTCGTTGTTGAACGTATTCCCGGAAATGACATCGCCCCAGGTCGCCGTCGACAACGAGATGTCCGGACCGGTGCGGTTTGCCTCCACCAGGGACAGATACGTGGCGCTCTGCGCGGACTGGACGAACGGCATGCCCGGCATGGCGTAGCCGGTGATGGCCTGCGCGGGCACCGCCGCGGGGTTCTTGCTCGGCCGACCCGCGCCCGGCGGCGTCTCGAAGAACAACGTGCCCGGCGGCGCGGCCGTGGTGATCGTGGCGGTGACGCCCAGCACGCCGTAGATCGCCGTCGTGCCCGCCGGGGCGGCCACCGCGACCCCGGCCGCCACACCGCCGACGCTCAGCGGAACCGAGCCCGACGACGCCGCGGTCACGTTCGCCACGACGCCGTTGACGGTGACCGTCGAGGAGCCCGCCGGAGCGGCCACCGCGACGTTCGACACCACGCCGGAGACGATCGTGCCGCCGCCGACGACGCCCGCCGGACCGGCCACCGCGACGTTCGGCGTGCTGCCCACCATAGAGACCGTCACGGAACCCGCGGGCGCCGCCACGGTGACGCCCGCCACCGCCCCGGCGAGGGCCAGGGGCACCGAACCGGCGGGCGCGGCCACCGTGGCCGTCGCGGTGACGCCCACCACGGAAACGGTGACCAGCCCGTCGCTCGGTTCCGCGACGGCGACGTTCGCGGTGACGCCGGTCAGCGATACCGGCGCTCCCGGCAGCGGCCCCGTCGCAACGAAGAGATAGGCCGCGGCCGGACGGCTACGTCCGAGCCGCGCCATCGGCTAGCACTCCTCGAAGTAGATCGCGGCGACCGCCGTGAGGGTCGCAGCGGTGTTGATGCGCAGCTGAAGGAAAGAGGAGGCGGGGAGCACCGGCTCGCGGCCGAGCGGCCACTGCTTGAAGAACTGGGTGGTCTGCCCGATCTGCTGCGCGTCGTACTCGCGCGAGGTGGTGTTCGTCGTAATGGCGCCGTTTCCGTACCCGGAGGACGTAGTGCCCATGGTGAGGCTGGAGGTCTTCGACTGGTCCTCGCCGATCGGCAGGATGGTCGAGGTGGAATGCGCCGACGAGCAGGTGGACGCGGCGCCTGCCTGGGCCAGCGTGCAGAAGGCGGGGGTTCCGGCGGCCGACCCCGAGAAGGACACGTCCCACTCGATGATGCGCAACCGCACCGTAGCGGGCGTGGCCAACTGAATGGCCACCTTGGCCCCGGAGGCGTAACTCGTTCCGGCGAGAACGCCAGTCGTTGCGTCAAGCGCACAGTTGTACGCCACGTACATAGTCATATGCGCTCCTAAAAGAACGACGAGCGGACCGTCGGAATGTAGGTGGGTTCGTTGGAGACCAAGACGTTGGAGCCCGTCGTACCGGCCTCGATGGCGAATGTGGTGACGTTCCAGTACGCGAACGAGGAGCTGGACGTCCATGTCGCGCCGGACTGCGAGCCGGTCGCGTAGACAGAGCCGGTATATTTCGCGGTCTCCAGGAAGCCGTCGATACTGGTCCAGGGAGAACCTGGCTTGGTGACGGTGTACGTCGTCACGCCGTTGTCGTCGCCCATCTGCGCGATCTGCACCGTCATATCGGTGGACTGCGTACCAGTGAGCGCGGTCGTGGTGTAACTGGCCCCGGTGGCACCCGCGTGGTCGATCCGCGAACTGCGGATCGGCGTACTGGTGTTGACTCCGGAGAAGTTCTTCATCGTCAGGATGAGGTCGGATGCCGCGGTGGTCCAGGTGACGGTGTAGCTCGCGGGCTCCGAACTCGCGATGCGGTAGAAGCACGCCCCGGCGGAGTCGTTGGAGTCTGTCCAGGAGGCGATCATCGTCGTCCAGCCGGACAGCGTGAACGCACTGGACGCCGAGCCGGTCTGCACCGCGCACACCAGCAGGTTACCGTTGCTGGCGCCGGACGGGACGTTGATCGTGCCCTGGGTGTTGCCCGTACCGAGCGTGGTCGAGGTGGTCTCGTTGACGTAGGCGACGGCCATCGCTCCCCCTTACCTCACGACACCCCACCGGCAGCAGTCGAGCGAACGCATCTCGGAGTCCGTCAGCTCGATGCGGCCGGTGCGGCCGAAGTTCGGCTCGGCGCGCAGGGTGTGGGGGTACGTCACCTTCATGGCGCCCAGCTGGAGCGATTCGGCCTGCTGCGGGTTGACGAACGCCCGCGCCGCGGCCTGGACGCACACCCGCTTGCAGGCGGCCAGCTGATTGGAGTCCGGGCCCCAGCCGTGGGTGTAGGTGACCACCACGGCGTTGGGGCCCGGATACCAACCGGCGTTCATCCGGGTCACCGCCCCGTTGGCCGAAGCGGCGTAGTCCGTCCCCTGGACCAGGGCGACGCCGTTCTCGGTCAGGGAGGCGATCGACGTCACCGGCGTCTGGCGCAGGAACAGGACGCTGGTATTCGGAGCCTGGACGAACTGCCATGCATCGGCGAAGGCATTCCAGCCCGGATATGACGGCCCGTCATAGGTTTCCGTGCTGGAGTACTGCACGATGTCCTGGCCGACCTCTTCCCGGATCGCATCGGAGGCCATGTCGAGCAGAAGCTGCGCCGTGTCCGGGTTTATGGCCGGAATCTGAAGGAACGACGCAAGATCGCTCGGCGTCGCAAACGAAGCCTGCGTCATCTCAGTCCCTCCGTCGGACGTAGCGTCAGGTGGCGATGCCGAACAGGGTCGCGGTGACGTTCTGCGTGCCGGACGAGCAGGTCGCCACCACGCGGATCAGCGGGCAGGAGTTGACCGCTGGAGCTGTGGGATACACCGCCTGCGGGCCCGTCGCGCCAGCGGCGAAGGCCGCCGGGACGCCGTTCGCAGTTCCTGTCAGCCACGTCGCGCCGTTGTCGTACGAGCCGTTCACCGTGAGGGTGACCAGCGAGCCCGAAGAGCCGATGTAGACGTAGAAGAACGCGTACGCCGTAATGTCCACATCGACGGAGTTCTCCGGCGTGCCGCTCGTCACGGGAGTGTTGCCGAACAGTGCGATGGAACGGATGCGCGGCTGATATCCGAAGAAGTCGGAGGCGCTCATCAGCCCTCCTTCTTCTCAGCAGTTGACGCCGCGTCAGTCTTCGGCGAGGACGGCGCAGCCTTCTTCGGCTCCGACGTGCTCGCCCCCGACTGCTGCGGCCCGGACTGTCCAGACGCGGACTGCTGCGCGTCGTCCTTCTTCGCGGGCGCCGTGGACGCGGGCGCCGTGGTGGTCATCTGCGCCTGCGGCCGGGAACCGGTCTGCACCGCGACCGGCGCGCGCGGCGGCTCCGTGCGCACCCGCTCGGCGACCTGGGCGTGCAGCAGCGGCCACGCCTCGTCGTCGGGGAGGTCCAGCACGGTGCCTCGGCGCGGCCAGGGCTGGCCGTTGTGCGTGCCGCTGATGTCCACCGTGAGGCGGATCTGCATGAGCATCTCCTCTCGATAGCGGAGAGCCCGGCGCGGTGTCGGGTGGTAGCACCGCGCCGGGCAGCATCAGGGATCAGGCGGAGGTCTTCAGGAACTTGATCGAGCCGGTGAGGTCGACCAGGTTGCCGTCGCCACGCAGAACCGCGCGGAACGAGACCAGGTCGGTGTCGAACGCGTACTCGACCGACCGCTCCAGGCGGATGCCGCCCGCGAACCGGACGAAGTAGGTCGAGAAGTCGCCGAAGGCGATCGGGGTCGTCGCCGAACCGAGGGACGGCATGTTGTAGTCGATGACCAGCGGCTTGGCGAGCAGCGAGTCCGCGGTGCCGAGCTGCATCGACGGCTCCCACAGGTACCGGCCCTGGGAGTCCTTCAGCTTCCGGACGGCGGCCAGGGTCTGGTCGTTCATCATCCAGTAGCAGGAAGGGCTGTTGCGGTAGGGCGGGATGACCGAGTGGAACAGGTCGAACACGACGTCCGAGCTGGACAGCGAGGCGCCGCCCGCGACGGTGTCGGTGACGCCCGCGGTGGCCGCGGTGAGGATGCCGTTCGGCTGGCCGGTGCCGGTGCCGGAGACGAAGTGCGCGCCGATCGCGTTGCCCAGGTTGCGGCCCGCGGACCGGGCGATGTAGCCCTCCAGGTCGACCGCGGTGTCCTCCAGCAGCTCGCGGGAGATCTGCACCATGGCGCCGTACTTGTACGCGTGCAGCGCCACCTGGCCGAAGGCCGGGTCGGTGGAACCGGCGGTGATGGACGCGCCCTCGGCAATGAGGGAGCCCGCGCCGTGGCTGGTGGTCTTCGGGACCTGGATCTGCTCGCCGCCAGCGGTGTTGATGACGGTCGGCTTCGCCTGGAGTACAGCGGACACCTGGATCAGGTGCTCCACCAGCCGGTCGTAGAAGTCGATCGGCACGGTGTAGCCACCGGCGGTCGTGGTGCCCACCGACAGCGAACGGACCTGGTCGGTCTGCTGGAGGTAGGTGGCGGTCCGGAAGTCGAAACCGTCCCGCGGCATGACCTGGAAGGTCGGCTCGCCCTTGCCGCGCAGGAACGACCGCAGTTCGGTGTTCCGCTGCTGCGACGCCGGGTCACCGGAGCCGGGCTCCCGGCCGGTGGCGCCGCCGACCGGGCCGTTGGCGCTCTGCCGCTGGTTCGGGTCGACGGGCTGGCCGTAGAGCTTCCGGAAGGTCTCCTCGGTGTCAGCGGCCCGCTTCTCGCCCTCCAGGATGGAGCCGATCCGCTTGTCGAGCTGGTCCAGCTCGCCGTTCAGGGTCTGCCACTTCGCCTCCTCCTCACCGGAAAAGGCGCGGTTCTCCTCGGCGGCCTTGTCGGCCAGCTCCCGAGCCTCGTTCCAGACGTTCAGGCGGCGGTCACGGAGGCGCTTCACGAGTTCGGACATGACTCATCCCTTCGTCGAAAATTACGTGCATTTCGGCGCGGATGGATGCGATGCCTGTCCGCAAATTCGTGATGCGCTACCGCATCGGCAGAGATTTCCCGATGGATGCGATTCCTGTCAGGAAAACCCTGGATGGTGAATGTGCCGGATGCGATTCCGGCACATTCCTCAGACCATGAAGGCCGAGATGGTCAGCACAGCAGTGGGGGTGGTGCCGGACACGGTCCAGGAGAAACGAATGTACTCGTCGATCGCCGAGGCCGCGGCGGTGTAGGACGTGCCGTTCGCGGTGACCGCCGTGAACGAAGCCGCCGTGTTCCAGGTGGCATTGTCGTGGCTGGTCTGCACCGTCACGGTGTACGACGGCGACGTACCGCCGATGGAAGCCACCACCAGGGAGAAACGGCCGGTGCCCCGGCGTCCCTGGTGCACACCGGTGGAGTTGCCGGTGGCGGTAATGGTGTTGGAGTACTGGTACAGGTCACCGACGACGTCGATCTCGTCCTTGGTCGTCGCGACCCGCACATCACGCTGAAGGAACTCAGTCGCAGCCATGGAAATCCGCCTTTTCTGTCATCACGTGTTTCCGGGGGAGTTTCGCGATCAGACGTCGAAGGGGTCCTTGGCCCGGCCCAGGAGAAGCATACGAGCGGCCGGACCGAAAGTCGACTTGTTCTCCTCGCGAGTTTCCGGGGCATTCCGCTTGGTCTCCTCCGCCTTGCGGGCGAGGATTTCCTTGGCGGCCGGGTCGACGGAGTCGGTGCGCTGGAAGAACGACCGCAGCTCGTTGCGCTCGGCCATGGCGCGGACCTCGTCCAGCTCCGCGTCGAACTTCCGGGCCAGCGAACGCAGGCCCGCGGTGGTGTCGGGGTAGGCCGGGGTGATGACCGGCGCGACGTCGATCAGCTCCAGGGAGAGCAGCATGCGCTTGGGGTAGCCCTGGTCCGTCTGGGTCCAGTCGTCCTGCACCGACCGGAAGGCGAACGAGGAGAACTGCACGTCCCGGCGCTGGACCAGTTCGACGACGTCCTGCCGGGAGGACGGCGGGTCGACGTCGTAGCGCAGACCGATGCCGTCGATGGACAGGCGGAGGGTGCCCGCGTGGATGGTGCCGAGCAGGTTGTCGTCGGAGTGGTTGTAGCGGCAGACCACGCCCGGCCAGTTGTCGGCCGCGGCGCGGTTGAACGTACCCGGGGTCAGCTCCTCGACGAAGCCGCCCAGGTTCCGGGACAGCTTGTTGAACTTGGCGGCATACCCGCCAATCGGCGCGATCCCGTTCTCGCCCACCGCGGCGCGAAGCTCGACCAGGCCGGTCGTGTAACGGCGCTCCGGCGTCATGTCCGACCGTCCTTCCTTCTTCTGCGAATCATCGGAGATGTCGATGCCGAACTTCTTCGCTGCGGCCTTGATGCGGCCCTTGATGTGCGCGAGTTGCTCGGACGAGTACTTTGAAGCGTTGTCGCCCTTATTTATGTACGACCATGCCGCTTTCACATGGTCGTGACTGTTGATGGGGTACCGCTTCTGCTTGTCGCTCTGGTAGCCCGGGTCGGCGTACTCGACGTCGCCGTAGGGCTCCTTGTCGGCCATGAACGCGTCTCCTTACGCCGGGTGCTTGCCGGACCGAGGGACAAGTGGAGTAACAGAACCAGCAGCCAGGTCCGACGCGACGCTCCCGTGCGTATTCCCTTCGGGAAGCATATTGTCGCCCTGGCTCTTACCGCTACCAGCAGTCACGGCATTGCCCTTGCCGGGCTCACCCAGTGCCTCGACGATCTCGTCCTGCTGCTTGCTCGTCAGCGGAGCCATCTCCTCCTTGGCCCGGACCTCCGTGGACGTCATCCACCGGTCCTGGATCGCCAGGTGGTAAGCGCTGTACCGCGTCAGCATCTCGGGACGCTCGAAATCGTCGTAGCGGAATCGGTAGATCTGCCCGCGCGGAGTGATGCGCTTGAGAGCGCCCTCCAGCTTCGTGGTGTACGGGCGCATCGCGAACGTGGCGATGTCCGAACGCCGTGATTCAATGTTGGCGTACGTCATCGACGAGGTGCTGGACTCACCGCCCACCATCTCCGGCGGCAAGTGATACACCGCAGCGATCTGGGACGCAGTCATCCGCATGGTTTCGATGAACTGCGACTCCTCCGGAGCCACCGAGATCTGCTGGAATTCCGAATCCGGGTCCATGACGGCGATCGACCGGCGGGACGCGCGCGACTCGAACCGCTTCCGAATGCCTTCGGCGTGCTCCTCGTCGCGAATACGCGTACCGGACTTGATGATGCCCGCCGGGATGTTTCCGTGCCGGAACCAGTCCAAACCGTACCGCTGCGCCATGATGCCGGTCTCAATGGCGTCGCGATACGCCATGATCGGCGAAAGTCCGAGAATCCGACCGGGAACCGTATACATCGGGATGTGCACGAAGAGCGAACGGTCGATCGGGCGACCGGCCCAGAAGAACTGGGGATTCTCGACCGCGTAATTGTTCGCAACGGAAACCCAGTCGGGGTGCAGCCATTCAATGGACGTGGGATATCCGAAACGATCCGTCGAGGTGATCAGACCGTACGCATTTCCACGCAAAGACATCGACACAACATAGCGGTGAAGCCACTGCGCCATATCACCGAAAGCCGTGGGCTGATCCAGGAGAGGAGGCTGGGGATTCAGCGGAACCTTCTGGTCATCCTTCTTTCGATAGGCCCAGATTTCCAGGCCCGACACCAGGTCGGCAAGGAGGGATGTGGCGGCCAGCACCGGGACCAGGCGAGTTGCCTGGTCGATGTTGTATCCGACAACCTGGTTGAAGTTCCATCCCTCACCCCAGAGATCCTGGAAAGAGATGGAGCGTGATTCGACGGAGGGCATGAGGGAAACGCGGTCCTCAACCTCGGCCGTCCGGCCAAACAGATTGCGGAGACCTTCGCGAATGCCCACGCGTTATCACCCCTTTTGCGGATGTTACCAGACAACCATGGATTCGCCACCCTCTGCGGCAAGAGTTGCCTCTCGAAGTGCCATGGCGGCGGCACTAATTCCGTCAATCTTGTCGGCCGAGTTAGCCTTGTTCGGCTTGATATTCCCGGCCGCATCGATATCGACTGCCAGGTTGTCTACCATCCATCGCATCAGGGCATTTCCGCCGTGACTATAACGATGCTGGCGGACCAATCGCAGCATTTCCTTGAGCGGTCCGGACATCGTGGAATATCCCTGACCCAGGGCTATACAATTCAGCCCTTCGTCTTCCAGCTTGGGGATGATCCATGTACTTCCCCAGCGGTCGTATCCGAGGGATATGACCCTGAACTTCTGGGCATCCTGATCGATCTGATCAAAGATGGCCTGATTGTCGATGACGTCCCCTGGTGTCAGCGTGAGCAGGCCGCTGCGAACCCAGTCGTCCGCCTCGTTCGCCGTCCGGCGGTTCAGGTTCCGCAGCTGACCCTCCGGCAACCAGAACCGCCAGATCGAAGAGTACGTCTTGAAATCCTCGCTCGGGAAGGTCCAGCACAGGGCGGCGATGTCGCTGACCGACGCCAGGTCCAGGCCGCCATAGCACGGCCGTCCCTTCAGGTCGTTCTCCACGACCTGACCGGCGCTCTCGTCCCAGTCCGTCAGCGGGAGGAACCGCGTGACCTGCCGAGTGCGAATCCCCAGGTGCAGGCGCAGGTATGAGGCGTAGTCAGCCGGGGATTCCTTGGCCTTCTCCGCGGCGCGCTTCAGGAAACCGGCCGTCGGCGAGACGCCGTACCCCGGGTTGGCCCGGCGCTGCGCCTCCATGGAGAACGGGTCGTTCAGCTCCGACTCGCTGTGCGCGGCGGCCCAGATGACGCCGTAGATCGACTCGTTGCGCAGGGTGCCATTGGCCAGCGACTCGATCATCTGCCGCTTCTTCGAGTAGATCGAGTTCGGCCGACCCTCGTCCGCGGTGGTGATGTAGACGATCAGCGGTTGGCGTCGGGAGCCGGTGCCGGTCTCGATGGCCTCGATGAGTTCGCCGTTGCGGTGCAGATGCACCTCGTCCACGACGGCCCCGTGAATGTTGGCGCCGTGCGCAGCCTCGGCAACGGACGAGATCGACTGGAAGTACGAGTTCGACTTCTCGTGCACGATCTTGTTGCTGGCGCGGTACGGCTTCATGTGCTTGCGCAGCAGGTTCGAGTTCTCCACCAGGGAGAGGATCGGCCGGAAGCAGTATCCGGCCTGATCCCGAGTTGTCGCCGCAGCGACGACCTGTGCGCCCGGCTCGTTGTCCGCCGTTGTCAGGTAAACAGCGAGACCGCCTGACAGAGTTGTCTTCCCGTTCTTGCGAGAGACTTCGATCCATACCTCGCGGATGATACGGACTTCGTTGTCGCCTTCCATGCGGACCCATCCGAAGACAGGGGCCAAGATGTAGGCGATCTGCCACACGTCGGGATCGAGGGGCTTTCCGGCGAGTTCTCCCTGGGTGTGCTGAAGCGCGTGGAACACCCTCAGCAGATGGTCCACGCGCTCAGCGGAGAAGTACGCTCCCTCGACGTCCCGTGGCTCGGGCGTCTGGATCAGGGGTTCCTGGTATTCCGTCGGCAGGGGAATGCCGCGGCTCTCCAGGTACCACTGAACCTCAGGGGACAGTGGCATCGTCTCGGCGAACTACGACACAGAACGCTTCGGGCCCGGCTTGGAGTTGTCGAACGGGTCGTCCGCCTCCTCCGCGCGGGAGATGAGCTTCTGCTCGGTGGCCGGGGAAAGGCCGAAGTGAGCAACCCACGATCGGATCTCGCGGGCGGCGGCGAAGCGCTGCGACGGAGCCATGGCGTCCCAGAAGTCCTGCCAGGCCATGCACAGGCACGTCAGGCCGTACACGTCCTCGGACTTGAGCAGCCCCGCGCGGTGCAGCGACGGGGCCAGGTGGTCCCAGGCTGCGCTCGCGCGCGGCGGCATGCGATCCGGCTTGACGGGCATGGCGCGGTCGAAATGCTCGGCCGTGTTGATCGGGTGACCCCCGGCGTCCAGGCCGTTGCCACGGCCGGTCGCCAACTTCAAAGCGGCGGGCTTCCCCATAGACCCGGTGAGACCGACCGAGGGGACTCCGGCGGCTCGCGACATGCCTGCCTCCGTTAGTTCATGACCGGCTCTCAGCCCACTCGAAGCGGTGGTTGATTCCGGTGGTGTGTTCGTTGAGAACGCACCGCAGATTCGGATTCCCGTCCACCGTCGCACCACACTTCATGACCGGCCGCAGATTGTGGGCGCGGTCCAGGTGGTCCAGGTGGTGGGCGACGAGTTCGCGGAGCGGTGTATCCAGCGAAATCGTCTGACCCGGAACTCTGGCGTTCTCCGACCGGTGCGTTGCACGGCCGCAGATGCAGGGGCCGTACAAGATCACGGTATCAGGGTCCGCCGGATCGGCGATAGTGATGACGAACTGATTTACGCTCGGCCGAAGCACGTCCGTGTTCGGGCTGATGATCTGCGACGGCAGTACCACCGGGGAAGCCTCCGGCGGCGGCGGCGTCATCGGCAGCTCTTCCTCATAGCGGGCCATCGGTTGAGTTTGCTCCCCTGCGTAGCCGTTCGGCACGTAGTTCGACACGGGCATCTCCTCATTCATGGGTTCGTTGGTTCGTGGCGCGGAAAGGGGCCGGGCGCCCCGTGACGCCCGGCCCCACCTCACCTACAGGCCAGCCCGCGGACCGCAGACCGGCCACGCGCCGACGCCCTGCGACGCCAGCACCCGCTCAGCCACCGCGACCTGCTCCGCCGCAGTCGCCAGGTTCGCCGACCGGGCATACGCCCCGCCGCCGTACGCCAACCACGTCGACTCGGTGAACTGAAGGCCCCCGTAGAAGCCGTTCCCGTCCGCGATGGACCAGTTGCCGGACGACTCGCACTCCGCGACCCGCTGCCACACACCCGGCACCGCCGAAGTGATGGTGTGAGTCGAAGAAGTACGGTACGACGGCTGCCGCGCCGCGGAACGCGGTGCCGCCGTGTGAGCCGTCACATACGACCGCACGGCGGCACCCAGACCCGGCACGCGGCCGTACCCGTCCACGTGCGCCAGGTAGAAGCCGTTCAGCGCCTCCACGCGGACCGGCGTCCCCGAGTGCGACGCCTCGATCATCATGCCGCCGCCGATGTAGATCGCGACGTGGCCGTGCGCGGCCTCGCCGTACCACGACGAGAAGACCAAGTCGCCCGGCTGGAGCTGGCTGTGCGACACCCGGCTGGTCCAGGCGTACTGCTCGTACGTGGTCCGCGGCGCGTGGATGCCGATCTGGCGCAGCGCGTACTGCACGAAACCCGAGCAGTCGAAGCCGGTCGCCGGGCTGGAGCCACCCGCGACGTACGGGATGCCGAGCAGGCGGCGCGCCTCGGCCACCAAGGACCCCAGACCGGCGTACGAACCGCCGGACGGAGCCCCCGCCGAAGTCCCCGTAGAAGAAGAGGACGAGTGCGACGGGGTGTGGCGCGTGGTGGTCGGCGTCTTCACCGCCGAGTCGTCGTCATCGGCCGCCTGCGGGCCGACGGACGAAGAGGTGGGATGCGAGGAGCTAGGACGCTTCACGCCCGTGATGACGGCGACCGCACCGCCGGAACGGATCGTCAGCTTCTCGCCAGGGAGGATCAGGTTCGGGTCACCGCCGACAACCGTGCGGTTGTCGTCGTAGAGCTGCTGCCAGCTCTTGAGGCCATGTCGAGCGGCGATGACGCTCAGGCAATCGCCGTTCTGAACCGTGTATGCAGCAACGGTCATGTTTCCTTCTCGTCCGGAGGGCGGCTCCCTTAGCCAGGGAACCCCTACTCACGGAAGAGGCGAACGTCCCCAAGGTACGCCTCTACCGCATCCGCCCTGACGAGCAGTGAAGCGTCGTCAGGGCAGGTTGTGCGATGGAGTGGTGCACTTGCGTCTGTCCTCTGCGCAGAGACCATTGGCCCGGAGAGTAGCGCACTGGATCACCGTCGTGTCAAGACGATCATGCAAGTTCGTAACAAGTTGGCGATCATGACGGCGGAGAAGCGATACGGCGAAGTCCGTATGCATCGATCCATTCACGATCCATTCAGTCGCCGATGGCGGACGAAGATCCGCGATCATGGAGATGTATAACCATGCACTCGTGGAATCTGTTTGATCATGGAAGTATACATCGGATGACATAAGGATGCGCAAGGTAGGCAAAAGATCATGAAGAAATCGGGAAGTGGCGCTACAAATGGCCTAGACCACCGAAAAGTGGCGAAAAATACGTGCAGGTCAGCGTATTGTACTGACAAGTCAACTGAGATATAAAGGTAAAAGTAGAGACACTGCAAAAAACATCGGGGCGGTGATTTCATGATCGTTTTCTAGAAAAAACGCGTACATGTCAGTATGTGCACGAACGTATATATGCGCAAGTGCGTATGCCCATCCGGCAAGTTGGGGAATGCAACTAGCATGCATATCTTCATGCAGAGCGCGCAAGATCGTATGTCGGGGAACATGGCGTGTCCATGGCGTAGCGGCGTAGCGGCTGGACGCGCGCGCCGCCCGGCCGCCGGGCCGCCGCCTGCCGATCCAAGGTCATCCGCGGCGATGATCATGGAAGCGATGATCTTTAGCGGCGCGCATGCCCGTATGCCATGGTCATCGGGGAACGTGCGGAATCCATGGCGCTACGCGCCGGAAGCTGCGGATATCGTGGCGAACACGCCGGAACGCACCGGAATCGACTGCGGAACCCCCTTGACCCTACGGCCCTACCGTGAGACGATGGGGTCACCAGCAGGAAGGAGGGCAGGCAGGACCCCGCGCGCGAGGGAGCGCGGGCGGGACAAGCGGCAATGCCGCATGCCCCAAAGAGCTTCACAGGCAGGCACCAGCGGTGCACACGGCTGCCATGATCCCGACTTGCCGTCGGCGGCACCCGCGTTACGCAACGTATGGGCATGTGCTGCGGCGAGATCGGCCCCCGTCCGCGTGCGGGATGTCGCAAGGGCTATGAGGAATGCCCCGTGATCTTCAGCCGGAAGGGCAGCCCTGTCCTTTGCACGCGAGGCCAAGCAGTCGTCCATCTCGGCGGTGATCTTGGTTGGGCCGACGGCGTGCCGGGCGCCCCCCAAAATCCCGGAAGGCAACGGCAAGATCACGAGCAATGCGGACGTGATCTTGTTACGTCATGATCAGTAACGGATCGACTTGCGGCGCCCGCGTTATAGAGAGAGCGGGTCGCGCCAGGGCGGCGGATGATCTTGGTTTACCAAGATCGGATGCAAAGCTCTGGCGATCTTGGTTTCCAAGATCGGAAGCTGTCGACAGCCCGTGAGGATTGCGGCGCAACGGCGGCGATTGAGCCCTAGACTCCCGAACGCAAGATCAAAACTCCGGCATCCCCTGCCGTTTCTGAGTGATCTTTCGCGAACGGTTGAGCGTGAGACTCCATATCGCATCCGAAACAAACCCTTTGGATTTAGTCGCGCGCACGGTATTTCCCTGCCGTGCGCGCGGCCATGCCCAAAGGGCAACCCAATCGGCACCAACGGCAAGCAAGATCAGTGGGAGAAACAATGATCCTCACCAGTGAGACCCACCGTATCGCCTACGCGTTCGCGATCAAGAACGGCAGGGCATACGTCGTCTCCGCCCCGCACGCCGAGTCTGACGTGCGGCGCGTAGTCGCCCACACCGCGCCCCTCACGCCCCGTTTCTGCGACGCGTGCGGCGCGCACGTCGCCTTTACCGCGCAGGTGACGGCAGGGACGCTCTACCACTGCACGCGCTGCCACACTGCCTACTTGGACAGTGGTTGGCGCACGTCCCGTCCGCTCTGACCTACCACGGGCGCTCGTCTCGTACGAGCGCCTAGGGAGTGGCCAGACTGGCAACTCGCAAGATCCTGATCGGGGAAAGTCATGATCATCAGTTCGCGGGAACTTGACCGTCGGGCAGGTAGCCAGTGGGAGAACGTCATCCGTGCAACCGAGCTGTACGGGTGGCACTCCTCCGCTCGCATGGACGCGAGCCAGGCCGCCCGCAAGACCCGCAGGGCCGCCGCTGCGGCACTGCACGTAAAGATCCTCACGGCCCCCGGCTATCGGTGACCTGAGCAACGAACGGGCGTCAGAGGGGAGCGCAGAGCCGACCACAACGGCTCTGCGTTCCCTCCTGTCTCTCGACAGGCAGTGAGCAAAGGGGAAGATCATGGAAATGAATGCGTATTTCCACCTGGGCAACGACGTGCAGGTAAAGCCTGAGGAAGGCATTTCGTATCTTGCAATCGCAATCTCCGACAGGAACGGCGATCAAATGACTTTGTTCCTGCACGACGCCGCAGTGGCGCGCGCGCTGGCATCGGCGGCGGGGAGCCTTGCCGAACGGCTGGAAGCCTTGCCGAACGGCTGAGCTGGCCAGACGCGCACTTCCGGGTACAACTGAGCAACGAACGGGCGTCAGAGGGGAGCGCAGAGCCGACCACAACGGCTCTGCGTTCCCTCCTGTCTCTCGACAGGCAGTGAGCAAAGGGGAAGATCATGCGTAAGTGGTTTGCTGAGTGGTGCCCAGAGTGGCGCTTCCACCTGGGAGTAGCACTCATGGCAGCGAGTGTAGTTGCGGTTGGTTTCGCAACTGGCAAGTTCTGACCTAGGCAATGCCGAAACGCGCGCGGAAACGCGCGCGTCGGCCGGACATGACCGATCCGGCCCCGATGAAAGCGCACGCCGGACCACACGGGGTGCGCGGGCAAATGGTCTCTAGGTTCTATGTGTGCGCACTACACATGGTTAGGGGAAGATCATGGCAGCGCGAACCGTTCGACTTGTCCACGCGGAAACCGGCGAGGAAATCCCGCAGGGTCGAGTGCTCCACCCGACCGACGGAACGCACGCCGGAGCGTGGCGATTCGAGGGGGTCACGAAAGAGCCGGGCGGAGAGCACCCGCACGGCGCCGTACACGTCAGTAGCATGCGGCGCCCGATTGGGCGTGTGCATCGAGAAATGAGCGCTCACGTATTCGGGTGCCGAGTGGTGGTGGACGTCAAGCTGTACGCGGATGCGCAAAGGATCAAAGCGGTCTTCCACCACTTCGCGTCCGCCACGTTGGCGCTCACGATCGGCGGTGCGTCCGCGTGGGCAATCGGCGAGATTCTGACGCGCATGGTGGGCGGTTGACGGACAACAGAGGGGAGCGCACGGCGCGCAAAATGTGCCGTGCGTTCCCTCCTGTCTTCCGACAGGCAGTGAACAAAGGGGAAGATCATGGCTGCAACTCTGCTCCGGGAAGTCAAGGGCCCAGACGGGAGTGTCGACATGGCGTGGTTCGCAATCGATCTTCCGGCCAACACGCCGGAGCGTTCCGCGTCGGCAAGCCTCGCGCATGCGGCACGGAAGCACTTCGGAACGCGCGTGCTGCGCATTTCCAGCGGCGCCACGCTCGGACCGAAGGTTATTCAGTGGCGCGCGGCGTACGCGCCGTACGCAAGCGGTGAGCCGGTTCCCACGGAGCCGACGCCGGACCGCATGCTGACGTGCCGGGAACGGGCAACGATCAATCAGGCGTGCCCGATCCTGTTCGACATCATGCACATTCGCCATTCGTTCGGCGACGACATTCCGCTTCACGAAGTACAGAACCACGTGCGGGAATGCATGGAATGCGCGCGACCGAATGCACGCATTCTCGACTGGCACTGACGGACAACAGAGGGGAATGCACGGGCAACCACAATGCCCGTGCATTCCCTCCTGTCTTTCGGCAGGAAAAGCGAAAAGGGGAAAAACAATGACCATCGTCTATGACGGCGGACGCCAGGAACACATGACCAGCGAAGAGCTGTACGCCTACCTGGCCGAATTGGATGCGCAGAACAGTGCGCTTCCGTTCGGCGAACGGTCGGAAATCAACGACCGAGCAGCGCAGACTATCGCGGCCATGTGGCACTCGCCCGGCAACGAATCAACCGCGCTGTCGACGGCAGGATGGGTCACGGTGGAAATGTCCCCCCGTGACTTCTACACCGTTTCCGAGTATCAAATGGCGAGCGCACGGGAAAAGCGCGCGCTTGACTACCTGGCAACGTACATCCTCAGCAAGCAAGTCTGATCGGGCGCCGGAGCATGGCGCGCAATCCCGAAAGGGAATGTGCGCTGTGTGCTGTCACTCGGCAGCGAAGAACAAAGGGGAAGAACAATGACCGCTGTGCAGTGTTCGCCGAGCAAGGCTACGCACTATGTGCACGTCATCATCGGCATGACGTTCTGCCCGCACGGCACCACGTGCAAGCGTGACGACTGTGCGCGCACGTACGGCACGGAGACGCGGGAAGTCGACGCGTACTTCAGCGGCCGTCCTGGCACGGCCGAGCGGCGCGCCATGGTGCCTGACGGGTGGCGCATCCTGGCGTCCACCACGCGGCCGACAGGGCGCAAGGCGACGGCATCCGCCGAGTAGCGGAGGAGAGCGCACGGGCCGACCATAACGGCCCGTTCGTTCTCTGCTGTCACTCGGCAGCAAAGCGACACACAAAGGGGAAGAACAATGAAGGTCGAAACCGCCATGAAGATGATCAACGATGAGTTGATCTTCATTCCGGGGTGGAAGTTCACCGCGCGGGATCACCGCAACCGATTCCAGGACAGCATCATCCTGCGAATCGACTACCCGGCACAGAACAGCAACCGAGACCAGGTGACGGGAGAGAACGCGGAAAACCCGTACCCGGAGTCGATCATGACGTACGCGGAGTTCCCCATGATCATCGCGGACGGGTGCACGACCGACGACCTGTTCGGGTACGTCGGCGACTGCATCATGAAGATTCAGGAACACGAGATGCGCGAATTCCTGCGCATCAAGGGTACAGGCTGGGCCCCCTTCCACCCGCACCACACGGACGGGATGATTCGCTGGGAGTCGCGTCACCACAACGCCACCCCCGCAATGATGTCCGATCTGCAATTCGGCATCGCATAACCGGGCGCCGGAGCATGGCGCGCAATCCCGAAAGGGAATGTGCGCTGTGTGCTGTCACTCGGCAGTGAAGAGAAAAGGGGAAGAAAATGGCTGAAATCAAGCTGACCACGCGCGACTCATTCGCCGATTTTGCGGCGGTCATGAAAGCGCGTAAGCCGTTCCGCACCAGCGGAGCGCTGTTCGGCGGCCCGTGCAGCCCTAACTACCGCCCCGGAGTCGGCATCTTGCCGGAGGAGTGGCAGGAAAGGCTTCGCGCTACGTCAGTCGACTACGTCGTGTATTCGTACGCGACGCCGATTGCGTGGCACGACGCGTACACAGGCGAATGGATCGTGCCGGACGTCAAGTACAGCACGACCACATCAAAGCACCAGGGCAAGATCCGCTCGGCCGTCAACAGCATGCGGAATTCATTCGATGAAGAAGACGGATTGCACCGGGACGGGTCGCACCGAACGCGTGCGGCGTGGACAGAACCGATTGACGAAACGGAAGCCCTGATCGCTGAGACACGCGCGCTCATGCGCAAGCCTGGCGATTGGGTGCCGCTCGGAGAATACGGCGCAGCTCACCCGTGAGTCGGGTAGCGGGACATGGCGCACGGCCGACCACAACGGCCGTGCGCCGTGTGCTGTCACTCGGCAGCATCACCGCACAGGGGAAGGCGGAACAATGCGACAGACCAGAATTCAGAAACCGGTCACCCGCAAACCGTCGGACCAGGACATCGACACGCGGACGCCCAGCGGCCGGACGCTGCCGTACTAAGGGGAAGATCATGCGAGACATCGTCAATCAGATCATCGCGTACGAACAGGGCGAGCTGTCCGAAGAGGAAACCATTGCTCTGTTTCAGGCGCTAGTGGACAACGGCGACGCGTGGCACTTGCAAGGGTCCTACGGCCGCACGGCCGAGGAACTGATCAACGCTGGTCTGATCACCCTTCGCGAGGAATACGAGATCCAAGGCAACTACGGGCGCCACGGGTGGGAGACGGTGGATATCGTCACGGACCCCCGCGCCATTCGCGCAGCACTGTCCACGTACGACCGCGAGGAACCGGCGTATCCGCATCGCGTAAAGCCGTTCGCCGGGTAACGGAGGAGAGCGCGCGCCCGCGTGGGCGCGCGCTGTCTGCTGTCACTCGGCAGCACTGCACAAAGGGGAAGAACAATGAGCGTTTCACTGGTGCACAGCGGGCGAACGCGCCTGCCCGTCATCACCTTGGCGGACATGACGCGGCCGGAAGTGCTGCGCATGCACGATGGCATCGCGGCCGGAGGCGCGCCGCTCGGCTGGGCCGACTACGCGTTCCCGTCCGTCGCGGACGCCGTTCTGTGGTCCGTGAACGTGCCGCGCGAGCATGTGCCTGTCCTGCTCACGGACGGCGCCCCCGTGCCGTTGTACGGCGTGTCCGGCGTGCGCGTGCGCGTCCGGCCGGACGGCAACGGAGAGGCGTGGGACGAACGTCCGCCGCTCAACCCTGACGCCGTTCAGCGGCTGATCACGTCCATGCGGCGCATGGGGTACGACGTGCCGGACCGCCGCGACTACGCAGGGCTGCGTTGACCATGGCGGAGATCTTCGACACGGCAGCGATCATGTGGGGCGTGTTCGGCTACTGGCTGATCACGTGGGCCGTCCGTCCGGTCAAGCAACGCAACCGATAACGGAACATGGTCCGCAATCCCGAGAGGGATTGTGGGCCGTGTGCTGTCACTCGGCAGCGCAACACCACACAAGGGGAAGATCATCATGCCTTTGACTTGGGATGTCTCGAAGGTCAAGGACGCGGAGCGCGTGACATCGATGACGGTCGACGGAGAAGAGCGCTGGCACCCCGTGACGGAAACGCTGGTGTTCATGTCGCTGTTCATCGGCATGCCCACCATCACCGAAGGGAACGCGGCGGAGTTCTACACCAGGACCCGTATGTACGAGACTGTTTTCGGGCCGTCGCTGATCAAGGATGGCGAGTTTGCCATGCTCACGTGGGAGCACGTGCAGAGCCACATTGGCCTGCGTACCAACGCCACTCCCAAGACGCGTGCGAAGTTCAACGGGGAACTGACCGGGTATCTCCGGCGGAAGGCTGAGAACACACTGCGCGAAGCCAGGGAAACGGCCGCAAAGGCCGCTCAGGTGGACGCACAGCCATCCGACTAGGGAAACATACGTCGGGCGCCGGAGGGGGCGCCACGGGCTGTACAGAACGGTCCGTGGCGCCCCTGCTGTCACTCGGCAGCACGCAGGACAAAGGGGAAGATCATCAATGCCTATCCCGATCAAGGCGGATGAGGAAACGCGGGAACGGTACGTACAAAACATCATGAAAGCGTATCGACTCGCGACCCCCGCCCAGAAGATAAAGGGTCAGGAATGGTATCCCGTCGCTCATGATCTCGCGGCCACACTGGCCGACGGGGACGTAAGGACGGGAGCGGGCGTACTAGCCGCGCTATCGGCGAACAAGTCATGGCGCGAAAATCAGAGGCTCGCAAGGAAGGCTCTCACCACAGGGGAGGCTTACGGGCATGTCGGCAACATCCTGGAAAAGGTCCGCCGGATCATGGAAGGCGAAGATCCGGAGAACGTACTTCCAATGGAAGTCAAGACGGGTCATTTCTACCGATGCATTGTCGACCCCGCCGACCCTGACCCTGTCGTCATCGACAGGCACGCGCATGACGTCGCCGTAGGAGAGATTTACGGCAACCGAGAGCGCGGCCTTTCGAGTAAGGGACGCTATGCGCTACTCGCGCATTGCTACCGGGAAGCGGCACTGCGTCTCGGCATCATCCCGTCGGAACTTCAGGCGGTCACATGGGTGCGACAGACGCAGATGATCGCGGGCAGGGGATTCCGGACCAGCGAACACGCGCCGGAATGAGGTAAGCCACCGCAGCACGGGGGTGCAAACCCGTGCGGGCGGGATGTGGGCCGGGCACATTCCCCGGCCCGGCTCACAGCGCGCGGGTGCCGTTTGTGGTGCGGCACCCGCGCGCACCAACGACGAAACAAGGGGAAGTCATGGCTTTGCAGATCAACGACACGAACCGCGACGGAACATTGCAGATCATGGACACGTCGTGGGACAGCAACGGAACGCTGATGGTCACAATCCGGGACAACATTGGCACGGGATGCCGCGTCGGCGGGATCGATATCCGCGCCATGCGCCGACTGGCACGACGCGCTATCAGCCACCCGGAGCAGACCCGTTCATCGCGAGTCGTCAGGCAATTCACGGCCGACGGATGCGACTACGTCACGTTTGCCGTGTCTCGCCTTCCTAGCTGACCTAGCCTGTGCTGCGCATTCCTCTGGAATGCGCGGTGCAGAGGTGGCCAGACAGGCACCTAACCACAGACAAAGGGGAAGACCATGAACTACTACGCCGATTGGCGCGCCGAGATGATCACAAAGAACGAGCCGAAGATTGGCAAGGATGGCGTGGCGCGATTCCCGTACGCAAATGCGTTCGCAGAGAACTTCGCATCAGTGCTCCGAGAGTTGCGCCCGTTCAAGACGCGCGGCTCGCTGCGGGGCGGACCGTGGAATAACTACGCGGCATCTGTGGGAGTGCTCCCGTCGCGGTACATATCCCTGTTGGGCCAGGAGCGGCCGGACTACGCAGTGTGGTCCTACGACACTCCCATTGCTTGGCACACGGCCGACGGGAAGTGGCGCGTGCCGGATGTGACGTACTCGCTCACCACCACTCAGCACCAGCACGGCATCAAGCAAGCCGTGGAGCTGATCACGGACGGCGCGTACGTCACGGGCCCGCGCATCAGCCTGATGATCGGCAAGGGACACAGCCCGTTCGGGCCGCGCTCCGGTGGATTCTGACCTAGCCTGTGCTGCGCATTCCTCTGGAATGCGCGGTGCAGAGGTGGCCAGACAGGCACCTAACCACAGACAAAGGGGAAAACATGAGCAAGAGCAAGAGCCGCGCGGCGGAATTCTACACGCTGCCAGCTTCCAAGTTGCGGGCAGGCATGTCGACAGCCGACGGGCAGGACGTCGTAAGCGTGGACGCGAGCGACCCGACGTTCATCACGTACCACGTGGTGACTCCCGGATACGCGGACGGGGAAACTCGGGGCTCACTGCCGAACGGGACGATTCGCCTGGCAGTGTTCACAGACACAGAGGTCGACGGCCGCGAATCTCCGAAGGAGTGATAGCCATGGATCAGGAAACATTCATGGCCATGCTGAATGACGCAGCAGATGACGTGCTTGATGAAGTCGACGCGCCTGACACTGGGACGCGTGACATCGTCAACCTGATCGTCAATCTCATGGGCGCGCGGATGAAGAATCCGGACGCCACAATCGCGGAAGCGATCATCGAACAGTATTCCCGTGAGATGAACGATGACGAGACGCGCGAGGAAACCGACGAAGAGATGGTTTCTCGCGTACTCGGCTGGTGCGAGACCTGACCTAGCCTGTACCGCGCATTCCCTGGAATGCGCGGTGCAGAGGTGGCCAGACTGGACACCTGAAAGGGGAAGACCATGACACAGCGAAAGGCCATCCGGGTCTATCCGCAGCAGTACAACCGACAGGCGCCCGCACACGAGGCAATCTATGAATTCACGTCTCGCAAGGGCAACGGTGGCGGCCTTGTCTCCTTCCGCGAAGGAAATGCCGGGGACATCACGGCTGAGCTGTACCGACTGGATGAGTCGGTACAAGTCAAGGTCGATCCGGCTCGGCTCGCGGACCAGGAGATGGTCAGGCGCGCCACGGACGCCGCGAAGCTCGCGGAGTATCTGACCAGCGTCATAGATGAGCAGGGGGACGACGTAGAAATGTACGTCGTGGACATCTTGCGGCTCATCACCGAGGGATTCCGATCGATCGAGTCTCTGCGCATCATCCAGGCCGAAAGGCTCGGGAGCACGCTATCGGGCGAGCGGTGGCGTATCTACTTCGAAGACGGACGCTCGGCCGTCACGGCCCCCGGCTCGGTCAAAGAGGAAAGTCTTCTGCTGAACGAGGAAGGCGAGAAAATGAACGTCTACTTCGATAGCATCGGACGCGTGGTAAAGGTGGAACGGCCCCCGAGCAAGCCGTTCTCCGGCGTGGCCTGACCGTCCATGTGCGGCGCATTCTCCCGGGAATGTGCTGCGCATAGGTGGCCAGACTGGACACCTGAAAGGGGAAGACCGTGGAACGCAAAGTCACACGGCTTGCCGATGGCAGGTACAGAGTGGACACCACGTGTCCGCTGTGCCAGGGTCCGGCCGCCGTGACGGATCTCGACAGTCAGGCCACGGAGAAGTGGCTGGCCGGAGCGCAGGTTCAGGACGTGTTCCGGGACCTGTCGGCCGACGAACGGGAGATCCTGATCACCGGCACGCACGGATCATGCTGGGATGCCGCGTTCCCTGACGAGTAACAAGGGGAAGATCATGGGAAACATGGAAGATGCGTACGCCGCCGGACGCGAAGACCGGGCATACTGGGAGCGTGTGGCGGACGAAAGGTACGCGGACATGGAAGACAGGATCGGCGAAGGCCCGTACTTCCGGGTGCAGATCCCGCAGGGCTGGCCGATCTCGGAGAGCAGCGTCACGGCGACCGGTTACGCGTCCGAGGTGGAGACCGAGTACCCGTTCAACCTCACGGATCTTGAGTCCGTCGGGGATGAGCTGTTCGCCACCTTCGGACAGCCCGTCCAACTCTGGGAGCAGGCAAGCAACTTCGCCGCCGGAGCCGCCCCGGATCTGACAGTGGATCACAAGGGGCGCACGGTCTGGCACAACAAGCTGCGTCCGCAGAAGTGAACCGCCATGGTGACCGGCAGCCGTGAAGCTGTCGGCCGCCACGGTCGCTCACTCGGAACGACCGGAAACACAAAGGGGAAGAATCATGACCGACACTCGGAATGCCACGCTTCAAGACCTGGTGCGCGTGCTCGAAACGGAGCAGGCGCGCAAGGTTGACATCGTGGTTCCGGCCGCGTCGCTCTCCGTCGAGGGCGGGAACCTGATCATCCCGGACTACGACAACCCTGTCCTCACCGAAGACGGAGTGTCGCCCCGGCTGATCAGCTACCGCCCGACGGACGTCGCGGAGGACGGTATCTCTGACCGCCTCGGCATCCCTCGGCAGTACCTCCGCAAGCTGCGGACCGACCTGCCGGAGCTGTGGGACGCCAACGTGAGCGGCTGGCTGGCCAAGATGGGCGCGGACAACCGCAAGTACCTGCTGCGGACGCTGCGCCCGGAGGGGCCGGACGGTGGTGAGGGCGTCCTGCGGGCGTTCCTCGGGAACAGCTACTTCGCCGTCGACAACCTCGACGCACTGTACGCCGCACTGGCCGGAATCCAGCAGGCCGACCACAAGGTCAAGATCGCGAGCGCGGACCTGTCCGACCGGCGCATGGTGGTGCGCGTCGAGTCGGAGGCTATCGCGGTGGCGGCGCCGGAACTGCTGAAGGGCTACCGGTCGCCGTACAAGCCTGGCCTGACGGGTGATCAGCTTCCGCTGATCTCCGCAGGGTTCGTGATCCAGAACAGCGAGACCGGGAGCGGAGCGTTCGACATCCGCCCGTGGCTGCGCGTGCGCGTCTGCGACAACGGCCTGGTGCTCGACAAGGGCGAGGCGTTCCGGCGCACGCACCTGGGCGCCCGGCTGGAGGAGGGCGTGGTCCAGGTGTCGGAGGACACCCGGCGCGCCAACCTCGCGCTGATCACCTCGCAGGCAGCCGACGCGGTGAACAGCTTCCTGGACGCCGAGTACGTGCGGCGGCAGGTCGCGAAGCTGGAGGAGAAGTCCGGCAAGCCGATCAGCGACCCCGACAAGACGATCAAGGTCGTGTCGAAGCAGCTCGGCTTCTCGGAGGACCAGCAGAAGTCCATCCTGTCGTTCTTCATCCAGGGCGGACAGGTGACGGCCGGTGGCGTCATGCAGGCAGTGACGGCGGCGGCGCAGTCGCAGGAGAGCGCGGACGCGGCCTGGGACATGGAGTCCAAGGGCGTGGCCGCGCTGGAGGCGGCCTACGCGGCGGCCTGAGCACCAGTCGACCCGGCGGCCCCGCAAGGGGCCGTCAGGGTCCATCGGGCGCTCAGCCCGCGCCGGGCAGACAGCCCGGCGGCAACAGATCAAAGGGGAAGTTGATCATGTCGCACTCACATGATGAGGAGACGGCTCACACCCTGGGCACCTGCCCGGAGTGCGACCGCATGGTGACCCTGAAGCCGGACGGCACGTTGTACCGGCACGGGCCCCGCGACAACCCTTGCCAGGGTTCCGGCCACCTGCCCAAGGAGGCGGGCCTGCCGGAGCTGCCGGACAACCTCTCCGCGGCCGAGGCTGCGGAGCTGGCCGAGGCCGAGGAGGAGGTGAAGGAGGCGCAGCGGGCCGCCCGCCAGGCGGCCGAGGAGGTGGCCGACTTCTCTCCGCCGGAGCTGACCCGGCACGTCCTGAGCGAGATCATCGACGTGCTGCGGAAGTACGTGGCATGGCCCAACGACGAGTCCATGTGGGCTGTCGCTCTGTGGATCATGCACACGTACGTGACGCCCGCGTTCGACATCAGCGGTCGCCTGGCCATCCTGTCCCGGCAGCCCGCCTCGGGGAAGACGCGCGTCCTGGAGTTGGTCCAGAAGATGTCCGTCAACCCCATGTCGGCCGTGGCTATCACGCCCTCGGTGCTGTGGCGCAAGATCGAAGCGTCCTCTCCGCCGCCCACCATCCTTCTGGATGAGGCGGACGGCTACTGGGGACGCGGCGGATCGAGCAGCGCGCACCGGCAGCTCATCGCGATCATCAACGTCGGATTCCAGCGCAACGCCACCGTGCCGCGCGCTGTCGGGCAGCAGGACGTCGTGGACTTCAGCGTCTACGCGCCTGTCGCGCTGGCCGGACTCGGCAATCTGCCGGACACGGTCATGACGCGCGCCGTGGTCATCCCCATGGCGCGCCGGAAGAAGGGCGTGAAGATCGCTCCGCTCCGGGAGAAGTCTTCCCGGAAGGAAATGGCGAAGATCCGGGCGCTTCTGGAGCTGTGGGCCGACAAGGCTTTCCCGGCTCTGGAGATCGCCGACCCGGACATGCCGGTCGAGGATCGGGACGCGGATGTCTGGGAGGCGCTGATCGCCATCGCCGATCTGGCGAGTCTGGATGAGGCGGGCAACCCGTCCGCCCCGTCTGCGGTGAGCGGTGCGGCCAGCAAGCCGTGGGCGGAGATGGCCCGCGAGGCGTGCATCAAGCTGGTCGAGCTGGCGCGCGGCCGGGTCGCCGACCCGACCATCCGCCTGCTGGCCGACGTGCAGCTCGTCTTCGGCGAGGCGGAAAACATGCTCACCAAGGCTCTGCTGGACGCACTGTACCGGCTGCCGAACGCGGGATGGGACGTGAATACGCTCAACTCTCGGACGCTGGCCCGTATCCTGCGGACGTACGGAGCCGAGCCGAAGGACATCCGCGTGGATGGCGACACGGCGCGGCGCTGGCAGATCAAGGGTGGCGTCGGCAAGGGTTACAAGCGTGAGGATCTGGAGTCCGCCTTCGCGCGGTACCTGGACGAGATCACGCCGGAGTACGGCAGCATAGAGCCGGAAGGACCGGAGGATCTGGCTGCGTGAAGCTATCCGCTACACGCTACGGAAACAGGCCGTATGACCTGCGACGTAGCGTTGTAGCGGCGTAGCGGATAATCTGCGAACCAAGAAAGAAGGCAGGGGAAGTGACCAACGAGAGCAAGCAACGAGAGCGGACGGACAAGGCGCGGCACTCCGCAGCCACCACGTACGTCACGCGGAATCTCCAGAAGGCCGCCACGGATGCGCCGAAGGGCTGGCTGGACAGCGAAGAGGCGTTGACGTCGTTCGGCCGTGACTGGCTCCGCAAGCACTCCGTACTCGCGGACACCACGATCGACGGCGCGGACTACGGCGTGGTGCTGACCCGACTGCGGAGCGCCACAAAGTGGGAGTCGCCGGTGCCGACCACCGAGACAGCCACGCGGAACGCCGAACGCAAGCCGGTCATCCACGAGCGCACCGGCGAGCTGGTCGGCTGGCTGACCAAGAAGCATTTCTACCCGATCTGAGCGGCAGTTGAGAGCGCGGGCCGCACGGTCCGCGCTCTCACTCGGGCGCTCAGCCCGGACAAAAAGGAAAACGACAAAGGGGAAGAAATGGCAACGTACCCCGCCGGGACTATGGAAGTATCCGGGGAAGCCGTCCCGCTGTTCGTAAACGACAGCGGAATCTGGACGGCCAAGGTCGGGCAGGCCGACGTGCACGCAGAAACCAGAGAGGGCCTGCGCGCCAAGATCCAGCGGCAGCAGCGCAAGAACAAGGTCACCATCTCGCTGCCCTTCACGCGGCTCACCAGCTCGTACACGGGCAAGGTCGCCCTGGAAGACTGGACGGCCACCGGAATGCACCAGGGCAATGGCAATGTCCTGGCGCAGAACGACGCGGACGGCTCTCGCGAGCAGCTCACGGGCAGCTTTCGAGAGGGCGAGACGTTCAAGCGTCTGACCTCCGAGCAGAAGAAGGAACTGCTCAGTCTCCTGGAGGCAAAGAAGAAGGCGGACGATGCTGTCGCTGCCTTCCGCAAAGAATATTCCTTGCCTCTCTCCAAGGCGATGGAAAAGGCCATCGAGAAGAAGGTCGCCGAGCAGCAGGGCAACTGAGTACCAGTCGACCAGGCGGCCCCGTAAGGGGCCGTCTGGTCTATCGGGCGCTCAGCCCGGAAATAACGATCATGATAGGGGAAGATCATGGCTAAGAAGAAGACGGACAAGTTCGCACCCGGCTCCGGTCTGGCGGCGTTCGCCGTCGTCGCGCTCATCACGCTGTTCGCCATGGTGCTGTACGGCCCGGCAACGCAGGGTCCGACGCCTCAGGTCAAGCCGCAGTACATAAGCGACGCACACGGCCCTGACTGGTCGAACAACTACGCCGGGTACACCTCGGTACCTCCGGCCGGTTCCAGCCCGTCTACGGCCCCGTCAACGGCTGCCACGGGCCCGGCGCAACTAGCGGCGAAGAACAGCACGAAACTGAAGACGAACGTGCCGCACATCCGCGCGCCGTACGTGCTGCGCAACCCGATCAGGAGCTACCGGCATCTGCGGTACTACACCCGGCGGTTCTGACCGGCTCGCCATGGTGACCGGCGCGCGACGCGCGTCGGCTGCCACGGCCATCCGGCCGAGAAAAAGGGGAAGCTCATGAACAGAGTCAAGATCTACGAAGTCACACAGGCCGCCGGTCGGATCGGCGAATACGTCCGGCAGTACCGGCGCGCCAAGGGCCTGGACCAGGACCAGGTGACGGCGATCCACAGCGACCCGCACGCCGACATGGCCGTGCTCAGCCCGGCGGACCTGGAGACCGTGGCAAGGGGCGTGGATGCCCTGGTGTATCGCAACCAACAACTCGCCGCCGAGCTGCGAGCCATCAAGGCGCAAATCTCCGACCTGGCCGCGCGGCCGTTCCCGGAGGACAACTACCGGCCGGGCAAGCAACTACCACAGGTCATCACGTGGGGCCCGACCCGGGTGCGCGAGTACCTGGAGAAGTCGCAGCGTCGCGAACACGGCGGCCGGAATCGGCTGCTGATCGTGGAGTTGGACCCGGGCCAGATGGCTTGGCGGCCGGAGACCAACAAGGTGGTCAAGGGTCCGGCACAGGTGCGGTATGTGCTGCACGCCAACGAGGAGATCTCATCCGACGTGCTGCCGCCCGGCTACTACCCGGGCGCCTCGGCGCCGATCGAGAACGAGGAGGGCTGACGGGTGAGTATACGAAGCGACTACTTCTGCGCCAAAAACGGGTGCGATGCCTTCGCGATATGGACGGCGGCGCTGCCCGTACGCGGCGCGGTAGAGGTCACCAAATGCCTGACGCACGTGTGCGGACGGCATCTGGCGTGGGCCGTGAAGTTTCTCGGCGGCCCGGCAGTAGTGGTGACCGAGAAGAAGTAACTGAGCGCAGCATGGCGGGACGCGGGCGAAAGTCCGCGCCCCGGCCACGGGCGCTCAGCCCGGACGGAGAAAAGGGGAAGAAGTGAAAATCATCAAGTTGCAGCCGTCGGCAAAGATCGACGGACTGACCGCCGACGGCCAGGAGATGACGCAGTTGCCGTACCCGTTCTACGTGAAGGAGGATGGCTCTCTGTTCGACCCGACCGGGTTCTGGAAGGGTCACGTGGACCGGGTCGTCGGATTTCAGAGGGATTCCGCGAAGCAGCAGGTCGACCTGTGGTGGGACCACGCGGTGAAGGACCCACAGAAGGCCGTCGGAATGTACCTGGTCACAAGTGGCAACGCCAGGGACGAGAACGGGAACGTCATCATGGAAGACCCGGACCCAGACGAGCCGGACGCCGAGCCGGAGCCCAAGAAGGAGTTCTCTGGGCACCTGACGGCGATCGACCACGTCGAGGTGCTGGAGATCCGCGAGTAACTGAGCGCAGCATGGCGGGACGCGGGCGGAAGTCCGCGCCCCGGCCACGGGCGCTCAGCCCGGACGGAGAAAAGGGGAAGAGAATGGCAATTCAGATCAGCCGTGATCTGTTCGAGCAGGCAATGTATGACGCCGATCTTGACGTCGGCGAGGCGCTGCGCGAGAAGTACAACGGTCGAGGCATGTACGGCCGCACGGCAGTCGGGATCATCGGCTCACTGGCCGACTACGGGAAGTTCCTGGTAGCCATGACGGCGCTGGGTGGCGAAGAGCACGCAGCCGTTCTGGCGGCGAACGTCAGCACGGACACCATGGGTGTCAGGAGCAGCATCTTCTACTGGGGAACGCTGACTCTCACCGACGACCCATGGGAGCCGGAGGGCGAGGAGTGAAGCGGTAGCGGCCCGTAGTCGTAAGGATGCATAACTACAGTTATCATAACTGAAGTTACGTGGTAGCGGCTCCCGGAGGTTATACGAAAAATCTCCGGAAGCCGCATTCACACGATGCGTCGGCCGTAAACGAAGATGAGAACGAAGAGAACGGCATCAACGACAATGAGATTGATGTCTTCCCAGCTCATGTGATTCACCTCGAATGGGAGGGAAAGCAATGAAGTCAGCGGAACTGAGAGAAGCGGAAGAGCGGACGCGGCTCGCCCGCGCGCGGGCCATCGAAGGCATGGACAATCCGCGCAGAAGGGTGGCCCTCATCGAATCGCTGATAGGAGCGGTCCGCCTGGAGGATCAGGAGCGGGTGCGCGAGGCGGAGCGGGTGGCCCGGTCGCAGGGTATCTGGGGCGACGATCCGTACGTCATCGGCATCCGGCGCGCTTTGGGTGCGCTGCGAGGTGCACTGCGGGGTGCACTGCCGGGTGCCGCGCAGAACGGCGACGTGCCGCGCCAGCGCGGCGCAGCGGCGCAGCAGCGGGCATAGGCCGCGCCCGTCGCAGCCGTGGGCGACAGTCTCACGGCTGCGCGCGGGCGCGGTCGGATGTACCGCGCGAAAGGGGAAGGAACGCGCATGCACATCACTTCATCTGCCCGGCGTGGGCGGGCGGTAAGCACGGGGGTGCGGTCGTGGGAGTTGTAGTGCATCGGGAGGTGGTCATCGGCCGGGCTACCGTGACGACCGCGCGCCGCACCCGGGAGGACGGGCTGCACGTGCTGTCGCTCGTGTATGAGACCGACGAGGAGAAGGGCGAGCCGGTGGCGGAGTGGGTGTTCCCCATTCAGTTCCGGTATGACCTGCCGGGTGCGGCGCGGCTGGCGGTAGCGCAGACGTTGCAGCAGGAGCTGCGGGATCAGTAGCCGCCGCCGCCGTCGCCGCCCCAGGCGCCGCCTTCGAGGTTGCCGAGTGCGGCGGCGGGGTTCTCCGCGGGTGCCTGCTGCGGTGTCTGGACGTGCGTGAGCCGGTGTTCGGCGTAGCTCTGGTAGCTGCCGTATCCGGCCGCGCACGTCGGGCAGGAGTACACGCCGGTGCCGCCGTCGTCGGCGACGGACGGCAGCGGGTCGAACGGGTTCATCTCACTCATGGTTGATCCTTTGGTGTATCCGCTACACGCTACAGACGTACGGCATCTGACGTGCCGAAACGTCGTGTAGCGTTGTAGCTGAAGTTGTACGAAAGGCCCGTCGCAGAGATGCGGCGGGCCTTTTCGTGTTTCTGGGGCCGGATCACACGTCCTTGAAGCCGGACACGCGGTTGCCGATGAACCCGTAGTCGACGGGCCGCCCGTCGCCGCCGGGGATGCCGGTGGAGTACGCGCCGTCGCCGCCGTGGCCACCCATGGACAGCGAGTCCGGGTCGACGTATGGGTGGTCGCCGAGGAAACCGGGGCCCATCTCCTTGGCGGGGCCGGTGACGTAGTGGTCGAACGGCTCGTGGTGGCCGACGTTGCCCTGGTCGGGGTTGTCGTTGGTCGGGCCGAACGAGACGTTGTCGCCGCCGCCGACGTAGAAGTCCGGCCGGTCGGCGCCGACACGCGCGTCCAGGTTGCCATTGGTGTGCGAAGCACCGGGGATCTCGAACTGGTACGCGGAGTCCGGCGAGTTCATGTCGTTGTAGCCTCCGGCCATGGCGGCCTCTCCTCTACTTCTCTCTCTGCGTCTTCTGCGAATGGCACCAGTGATGCGCGGCACCTAGGTTGCTGCGATCGAAGGCAAGATCCGGCCTGCTCTCGACCGGTATCTTGTGGTCGACATCGACCTGTCCGTACAGAAATTCGCCGCAGAGATAGCACCGAATTTCTTCGCTGAGAACTTGATCCTTGAGCCGCTTCCACGCCTTGGATGCATAAACCCGGCGGGTGTCCACGTACCGCCGTCGACTGCATTCGGGACAACGACCGGTTCCCCGGAATGCCTTGTTGCAGTCGATGCAGCGGACCAGTGGACGGAGCGGCATCCGTCAGCCGTTGCGCGTGATGTGCAGCGGGATGAGCGTGATCGCGGCGTTCTGCGACACGATGGTGGGGTTGTTCCCGTAGTACGCCACGGGGAACGGGCCGAAGGCCACGATGGCCGACGCGGCCACGGTGATCTGCTTCGCCGTCGGCGTCTGCCCGTCCACCAGATCGATGATGTTCACCGATACGGTGTAGCTGGAAGCGCCAGTGTTCTTCACGATCAGCACCACATTGCCGTCGTTGCTGAACGAGTTGTTGTTCGTGGTGTCGGCCGCAGTTCCGGTCGTGAGGATGGCGTCACCGAGACGGTCTGCCTCGACAAGCGTGAGCGGGGTGGTGGCCACTATTCCTCCGTGGAGTCAGACTGCGAGAGCGTGGTGGCGGCCGGTGCGCTCGCGCTGCCCGGGGAGCTGAAGTCGAGCACCTGCTCCTGCGGGGCCGCAGGCGCGTTCTCCTGGGTCGGCTCGGCCTGCCGCTCCTTGGGGACGATGCCCTCGGAAAGGTCTCGGCAGATGGAGCAGACGGGATTCTCCTGGGCCTCCTCCGGCGAGAGGTTGCCGGGGGCCTGGAGCGGCACGATCGCGCCGCACAGGGCGATCTGGCTGGTCCCCGCGGTGTACTCGCTCACCGATTCCAGGTAATGCGCCTCGGCGTCTGCGGCGGCACCGCGCTCAAACCGGAGCAGGTACATGATCTTCCTCCGAATGCGCCAGGCCGTTTGGGGATCATGCTAGCGGTCGTGACCTGGGAATGCTATGCGCCGTGCTATTCGGAGGGCTTTTCCATAGGGATGTCATTCATGCCGGAAGCGTGAGCCCGGAGAATATCCTCGGATGTCGGGGAATCGTCCGGATGGTGCTTTCGGCAAAGTACGTATGTCCCGTCGGAAGTCTTGAATCGACCGATGCGCCAGCACCACCGGTAGTGACAGTTGTGCTTTCGCAGCACCACGAACACGGCGCCGAAGATGGAGAGGTCTCCGCCGATTCCGGACCAGAAGCCGTACCACTCGCCGGACACATTGTCGACGCCGAGGATATGTAGCAGGAAATGCCAGAACGCCACGACTCCCCCTTCCTTTTTCGCTCAGGATAGGGGGAGTCGTGGCTTCAACGAAAGCAAAGCGGGACTTCAGACGTCGTCGCCGACTTCCAGATCCTCGGCCATGATGATGGCCAGCGCGGCGATGAGTTCCCGGCGTGCGTCGCTGGGCATCTTCGGGTCGAAGGCCAGGAAGATGCGCACTCGGTTCTGCCCGGCCATGGAGATGGCGAGGCTGTCCTCGGTCGGCTCCAGGCCGTCGTGGCGGATGTCTTTGGACCAGGAGAAAATGGTGTGCTCGAAGGCCGACCATTCTTCCCGGGTGCTGGGATGCCCGGGGCAGATCCACGGGTAGTCGGGTTCGGGTTCGCCGTTCGTCCGTGCCTTGTTGTTGGCGGCGCAGCAGCGCGGGCAGTCTTCCGCGTTTTGGCCCTTCAAGGACACTTTCCTTCCCCGATGAGTTCCACGCAGATGGCGTGCGTGTCGGCCGCGGTGAGTATGGTCATCACGGTCTGGATGCCGAGGATTACCACGGCGATGACGATGATGGCCGCGAGGTACCGGTTCACGGCGTGATGGCTTTCCGGTTTTCGAGGAAGGCGCGGGAGATCTGAATGGATGCGAGCTGGGGTGCCATCATGGCTTCCCATTCGGCGAGGCTGGGCACGATGCCCCGGGAGATGATGCCCTCGGCGAGGAGGTACAGGGTGCCGACGGCACGTTCCAGGTCTTTGAGTTCCACGGGGTTGAGGTAGTTCTTCGCGATGCCGAGGTCTGCTTTGGTGGGTGGACGGCCTTTGCCCATCTTCGGCCATACGAGGATGTCCCGGCTTTCGCGCAGGCGTTCGGCGGTCATGCCGAACAGCGCGAGGTAGAGCCGGTTCTGGGTGGCGGCGAAGAACCGGTTCGATTCGAACGAGGAGGGTTCGTAGTCGGAGGCGTAGTTCTTCATGAGGTTGCGGAACTGCCCGTACTCGGTCATTTCGGCGGCGCGCTGGCGGGCGGTCAGCTCGGAGTCGAAGAGCGCCGCCGTCTCGGCCTGCCGGGTCTGCCGGACGAAGTACGCCTGCGCGGCGGCGACTTCGGGCTTGCGGGGGTCGCCGTTCATGGCGACGTAGTAGGCGGCGGCCCGGCTGAGGTGCCAGTCGCCGCGCCCTTGGCGGCCCAGGTTGCCAGCGTCGGCAAGCTGGCTGACCTGCGTGAACACGGCGGCCTGGTCGCCGGTGTTGAGCGCGGAGGCGCGGGCCCGGTCGACGGCCTCGTTGAAGCGCCGCCACTGGGTGTAGCCCATGAGGGGCATCAGGTCGCGGCCGGACCAGTATTCGCGGCCGTCGGAGGCGACACGCCGGACGGCGTCGAACGGGGTCGCGGGGCGCTGTGTAAGCTGTGCGTCGTTCATAAGGAAACTCCAGTCCACGTGAACCGGGCCCCGGCGCCGCTTCGGCAGCGCCGGGGCTTTGCTGTGCAGCCTAGTGCCTGGGCTTGCGCCTCGGATCCGACAGACACGCGCAGCCAAACGAGTAGGCAAACGGGAACTTTCGGTGAAGTCGGTGCTTGCCGACCGTCCACCGGTGGCAGCGCTCGCGCGGCCAGAAGGTGAACTGCGCATACCAGTCGCGCACATCCACGGCGAAGCCGAGCAGGAAGCCGCGGATGTCCAGGTCGATGGACCAGGTATCGGCATGCCGGGGGGTCGAGCCGCACAGCCGGACGTCGCCGATCTCGAAGAGCTGCCACGTGCCGAGGTCCCGGTTGCGGCACGGCCCGCGCCAGCGGAACGGGGCACTCATGGCAGCTTCCCGGTGCGGCGGTAGGTCTCCCAGGCGGCGTCCAGGGCTCGCTTGCGGCGGCGTCCCCACGGCGTGAAGCGTTCGACCCACCGGTCCCAGGTGCCGGACGCGCCGAGGGCGAAGAGGGTCATCGCGGTGACGGCGTAGAGGAAGTAGCCGACGAAGAGCACGGCGATGAGCGCGGCGGCGCCGAGGCAGCCGTAGGCCAGCCAGGCGGGGATGCTGACGGTCACAGGCCCTCCCGTGCGGCGCCGCCCGGGGGCAGGGACCGCCTGGCAACGTGCGCGAGCCGCCCCTCGAACACCTTGGCCGCGTCTGGGGTGATCGTCCTGAGGGCGACCATGCTCGTGAGGATCACGTCGCACAGTTCGGTCTGGACGTCGTCCCAGGTGTGGCTGTTGCCCTTGCGCGGGTTGGAGCCGGTGGCGCCGTGGACGGCTTCGGCCACCTCGCCTGCCTCTTCGGTGATCTTCAGCACGCGGAGCAGGCGTGCCATCTCCGGCGGGACCGCCTGCTCGGCGTCGAGCCAGCCGACCAGCTGCTCAACGGTGTCCCAGGTCTGCTGCACGGGCGGCGCTCCGGTCTGTTCGGTGGCGGGGGTCAGGGCGCCGCGCCGGGGGTCGCCGTCCGGCCGCTGGCGGAAAGGGATGACGTTGCTCATGCGAGCCCCAGGGCGGTGAGGGTGGTGTGCCAGGAGGTGAAGTGCAGGCCCCGGTCATCGATGTAGACGGCGGAGGGCATCTTCTTCTGGGTGATGAGGATGACCCCGCGCTCTTCCCAGAACGGCGTCTGGGTGTAGTGGTCGCAGGCCACGGTGGGGATGTGCGGGAACCAGCGGTGCATCCAGTCCTGGATGGGCAGGCTGCTGCGGCTGGAGTTGATGACGACGGCGTACTGGGCGAGGAGGAGGTCGAGCGCCTCCCCTGCGCCGGTCACGGGTTCGTCGTAGCAGGTTCCGTCGTGCCATCCGCGCCGGTAGGCATGGATCACTCCGTCGAAGTCGACGGATGCCGTCTGGAGTCTCATCGCCGCCTGGTCCAGGTGAAGCTGCCGGTGTGGTCGGGGACGGCCTCGTGGATCTCGGGGTCGAGGAAGGGCTGCCGGAGCTGGTACCAGTTCCGCGCTCCGGCTTTGATTCCGTTCTCGCCGGAGATGTTGATGCTCGATCCGTCGATGGTGATGGTGAGGCCGTCGCGCACGGCGTTCTGGAGTATGGCCGCGAGTGCGTGCGCGAGTTGTTCCGGTGTCATTCGTCTTCCGAGTGTTCTCGTTCGTGGACGTGGCAGATGCACGGACAGATCCAGAAGTGGACCGGAAGCCCGCAGTCGGTGTGTTCCATGTCTCCCCAGGGGCAGCACTGCCCGGCGTCGGGGTCGCGCTCGTCGGTGCATCCGCAGTCGGGGCATTCGCGCCAGGTGTCGCCGAGGGCGACGCCCCATCCGTATTGGATGGTCATCTCGGTTCCGCAGTGGCATACGGTCATGTGTCTTGCGGTCATGTGTCTTGGAGTCCTGAGGCGAACAGTCCGATGCCCGCGGCTTCGATGGCGGCGCGTTGCCGGGCTGCGCGGTGCTGTGCGCGGCATTGGGCGCAGTTGGCCGCGCAGCCGCCGAGGTGCCACGCGCTGACCGTCCACGCGGGGCCGTGCCCCGGGCTGCCGTGCCCCGGGCTGCTGTGTTGGGCTTGCATGATGCTGGCGGAGGTGTCGGGGGTGGCGGGGTGGCCGCAGTCGTCGCAGGGGGGTATGTCGTCGGGGCCGCTGGGCCGCCAGGTGTGTCCCCAGGTGCCGGGGGCGGGGGGGAGGCGTTCCGGCTGCCGTTCTTCTACGCGCCCTGTCTGCCCGTCATGTCCACGACGCCGACCGGAAGTTACTCGACGGTCAGCTCGGTCAACGGTTCCCGGCGCCGCCCCGCTAGGATCTCGCCGGGCGATTGCGCCAGGCTTGATCCTACCACCCCTGTCAACTGCTACGCCATCAGGCTGCCGTTCTTCTACGCGAGTTGGGCCGAGCCATCCACAGTCGTGCGGGGAGCCATCCGGCAGCACGTTGACCCGGCAGCCGTCCGGCAGCGAACCCCACAGGAAGCCCTGGCGGCAGTCGTCGCACTGGACCAGGTAGACGCCGGGGCTCACCGCTGGGCCTCGCGCATCGCGTGATGGCCGCAGGAGCAGCCGTAGCGGCGCCAGCGGCGCTGGACGGCCCGGACGTACCGGCGCTGCCGGATCAGGCGCCTGGCGGCCCGGTAGCGGGCGCTCACGGGCGCTCCCAGTGCCCGTGGGCGGCGCCCGCGCCTCCGCGCCACACGTAGGCACCGGGCCCGTGGCCGGGGCACCAGTAGGCGGTCCAGGAGGTGCCGCCGGAGGCGTTGGCGCAGGGCACGGAGAACGGGTGGTCGGGGTGGTCGGTCTCCAGGGACAGCTGGGGGCAGGGGGAGGGTTCGGCAGCGCCTTGGTAGCGCTGCGGCTTGGCGTCAGGGCAGTTGTCGTGGCCGATGAGGTGCGCGGTGCCGCACGCGGGGCAGGGCTGCGGCGCGTCGGAGGATCCAATCATGGGGTCATCCTAGCGCCGGATCACCGTGGCTTCCGCGGGCCGTGCCGCCGCGCGCCGCGTGCGGCCCGGCAACGCCGCCAGGCGCCCCGCTGAGCGCCTCGCCGCCCCCGGCCGGGCCGCGCACCGCGCCGCGCCGCACGGCGGCCGTGACGGGCGAGCAGGCCAGCACGGAAGCCCCCAGCACGGAAGACGTGGGCGGCGGCTGGGTGGGCGGCGCGAACCGGGGGCCGAAGACGGGGCTCATGGCGAACTGATACCCCCCGGCTCGGCGCACGCCCGCACCGCCGCGACGCGGCCCCGGACCAGGACGGCGGCGCCGGTGCGCGTCAGGTACGCCAGCCGGGCGTCCGGCTTCCAGGTCAGCGACCACGCTCGCGCGAGTCGGCAGCGGACGGCGGACCAGTTGATCGTGTCCATGGTCCCCATAGGGCAACCCTCCACTACGGTCAGTCGCTGTCTAGATTTTTGCACGTCGCTGACCTGCGACGATGTCCAGTGTCTAGGTCTTCTGGTGCCTCTGTCCAGGGTTCGCTCTTCGAACCCTAGACACGAAAAAGCGCAGGTCAGGGGCTATTTTTTGGTCTTCTGTCTAGGGTGTCTAGGTTTTACGTGACTTAGGAATCAGGAAGAAGGATCGGGAGACACTCTAAAAACAATGTGTTTCCGACGGCTCTCCCAGCAGAGCTGCAATGGGGGCAAAACCGAGCCGCCCTAGCCACGACCCCCTCCACGGGGGGTCTGACCTGCAAAAAGGCCGCTGTCTAGGTCTTCTGGGAAAACCTAGCCAGCGGCCCGGAGCCTAGACAGCAGTGACTCTCCGTAGTCACTCCCAGGTGAAGTGTCCCTGATCATTCTCCGGCATACGCTCATGGTCGCCCTGCCACAGCGCGTGGTACTGCCCCTCTTCGCTGAGGCTCATCCCGACGTAGCACCGGATCCTCTTCCGCGGTCCGCCGGTTTCCTCCTTCTCGCCCTTGCGCCGCTGGACGTTCTCGATCCGCCACTCGGTCTTCAGGTACCGGCCGAGGGCCGCCTTGGTGGGTGTCACGCGGTAGCCCTCCTCCTGGCACCAGTGCTTGAGGGCGCGGTGGACGTCGTCCACGGGGACGCTGGCGCTCGGATCCGCTTGGCAGCAGTCCGCCCAGAACCGGCCGAGGAGGGACACCGAGCGCTCCATCTCCTCGTGCAGCCCCCCGCTGGACCTGGGCAGCACGAACCGGCCCGCGGCCTCCAGGTCGGCCAGTCCCGTCAGGGCCCAGCTGAAGATGGCGGCCAGCTCGGCCTCCAGCCGGGCCTCCAGCCCGGTGTCCTCCCGGCCGTAGAAGGAGGCGCCGGTGCGCAGGATCAGGAAGCGGGAGGCGAAGGCGCCGGAGTCGTCGGTGAAGTTCGGCAGCTCGTTGCTGAGGATGAAGATCCGTGCGGGGATCAGGCCGGTCCAGGGGTCCTTGTGCTTGCGGTCCACGGTCAGCGCGTCACCGCCGGAGATCGACAGCAGCCGGGACAGCACGACCTTCTTGTCCCGGTCCGGGGTGCGCGCGTCGCCGACGACGGCCAGCGGCGTGTGGATCAGCGGAGCCAGGCCGAACTGCGTGGTCAGGTCGGTCAGGGTGGGGCCGCAGTAGTTGCCCTCGCCGATGAGCTTCTGGAGCACGGTGGCGATGGTGCCCTTGCCGGAGCGCGGCTTGCCGACCAGCAGCATGATCTTGTGGTGGTGCCTCTGACCGGACAGGACGTACCCGAACCACTGCTGGAGCAGCCGGATCGACTCCTCGTCGTCCGGCCACACGGTGCGCAGGAAGGCCAGCCACGCCGACGGCTCCCCGGCGTCCGGGTCGTAGTCGAAGGGCAGTGCCACCGTGGTGAAGTAGTGCGGGGTGTGCGGCTGCGTGGCGCCGGTGGTGGTGTCGACCATGACGTTGCGGCAGGACACCCAGCGCCGGGCGGCGCGCGGGTCGTCGTCGGCGATGCCGGGCCAGAACGGCAGTTCCCGGGAGCTGTCCACCTGGACCGCCCGGTGCGCCTTGAGCGCGTCCACGACGTTGTCGACCTTGGACCGGCTGGGCGCCCAGCGGGTGTCGACCACGCCGTCCGCCCCCATGTCCTTGGGGTAGGTGGCGTGCTCCAGGTCGGCGTACAGCGAGGACCGCACCGTCTCCTCCTGGACGGGGGCCCAGCGCACGCCGCACCACTGCCACCAGTCGCCGCGGTAGCGGTGCACGAGCGCGCAGCCGTCCTGCGACCAGTGCGGGTATTCCAGCAGTTTCGCGACCACGTCGGTGGGGATCTCCGGCGGCGGGAAGGTCTGCGGTGTGAGCCGCCGGATCTCCGGTTCCAGCGCTTCCGCGATGTCTTCGCGTCCGGCTTCCCTGGCCTGCTGCTGCGCCAGGCGCACCCGGGCGAGTTCCTCCTCGCGCTGCGCAAGGAGGCTGTTGCGCGCCTCGGTGACCGCTTCGCGCCGCCGGGTGAGGGCCTCGCGTGTTCCGCGGATCCTCTCCTGGTCCTCGCTCGGCCACCACTCGTCGAAGGCTCCGGTCGGGATCGTCGGCGCGGAGCGCGGGGAGAGCAGGGAGCGCCACGCCTGCCGCTCCGCCTCGCCGTATCCCTCGGCGCAGCGCAGGCGGAGCTGCTGCTCGATGAAGCGGTTGCGCTGCGTCAGCGCATTGCCGTACGCCGCGAGTTGCGCGGGATTCGCCCGCTGCTGGGCGGTGAGCGGCGCGGGGGTGAGCTGGCCGACGATGGCCATCACCTGGTCCAGGGGGAGGGATCGCTGGGCATGCGGAGCACCACCCGGGGCGCCATGTGGCGAACCGCCCGTCGAGCCGTTCGGAACATCTCCCGAAGATCCGGAGGTTACCGATGTTGGAACCGGGGCAGATGTTCCGCGAAGAGCGGCGAAGATATCCCTGCTGGCCTCGTATGCGGCGCTGTCCCCCGGCGCATCGGGCCGGTCATCTCCGGAAGTTTCCCCGGTCATGTTGACTTCCGAAGAAGGGTCATTAGACTGGTGCACAGGTACGGCCTTTCAGTTCAAGGACTGGTGCACAGGTACGGCTCAGTTCAGCGCAGGACAAAGGCCACATGACTCAGGGCTGAGTCGCTCAGACCCCTCGGAGCGGGATACTCCGAGGGGTCTTTTCTTCGCGTCGTGGAACTCTGCATCGCAGCCTCGTGCAAGGGCGCGGGGACGGAGGTCTCACCGGTCGGCCTCACTGATCAGACAAGAATCTCTTCCTTCCTGTTCTTGCCGAGCCGGGTGGCCGGGTCGTCGGGGAGGAAGGGCGCGAGAGCGTCGATCAGGTCGCGCATCTGGAGAACTTCAGCGAGCCGGTAAAGCGTGGGCAGGCTGGGCATGTAGCGACCCGCTTCAAGGCCGGAGATGGTGGTGACATGGCCGCCGATGGCGTCGGCCACGTCCTTCTGCGTCATCCCCAGCCGCTGGCGGGCCGCCCGGATCGGGTGAGTGGTCGTCATAGGGGTCGACCATATCGACTGGTGGGGGCCCGCGCAAGATCCTCCGGGGCATGACGTTGCGTCACCCTGCCAGCGATCGCAGGGCGGTGGTCGCCGAACGCTCGGCGACCGTGTTACGGTGAGATGGCATGACAGGGCAAGGCGCGGCGCGGCGTGGCTTGGCAAGGCTGCGCTTGGCTTGGCAGGGCGCGGCATGGCTTGCCAAGGCTTGGCAAGGCTGCGCCCCGGCGATCCTCGAACGAACGGACCAACTGATCATGGACTTCCGTCTGCGATTGACGGGCACCACTCCTCTCCTCATGCACTCCTCGCGGCTGGCGAACCCGCTGGACCCGGCGGCGCGGGAGCTGAAGCGACTCAACGGCAAGCGGCAGAAGACCGAGGAGGACTACGCGGCGATCAGCCGCGCAGAGTTCCTCGGCGGCCTGTACTACGACTCGGTCGTGGGGCCGTACATCCCCGACGACAACCTGTGGCGCGCGCTGTACGACGCCGCGAAGAAGACCAAGCGCGGCGTGAAGGTCAAGGAGGGCCTGTTCATCTCCTCGCCGGTCAACCCGCTCGGCTTCTCCGGTCCGCGGGACGCGGAGAAGCTGTGGGCGGACGAGAACTTCCGGCACTTCGCGAGCGCCAAGGTGGGCCAGGTGCGGGTGACCCGCTGCCGCCCGCAGTTCCGCGACTGGACGGTGGAGGCCGACGGGATCCTGGACACCGCGATCCTGGAGCTGGACGAGCTGAAGCAGATCACGGAGACCGCCGGTCAGCTCGTCGGCCTCGGCGACTGGCGTCCGCGCTTCGGCCGCTTCACCGCGGAGGTCGAGCAGCTGTGAGTCCTTTCGCTCCCCGGGACACCGTCGCCCGCTGGCGCGTCGTCCTGGACCACCTCACCGGGCTGCATCCCGGTGAGGTGCTGACCTACGACGAACTGACCGAGCGCCTGGGTGTAGCAGATCGGCACGCTCTTCAGAGCGTGGTGCGGCGCGCGGCCCGGGAATTCCAGAGGACCGGCAAGCACGCCCTGGTGGCGGTGCCGAACGTCGGCTACCGCGTGGTGCACCCGGACGAGCACGTGGACCTGGCGCGGCACCACCAGGCCAAGTCCACCCGGTCCCTGGTCCGGGCGCGGTCCGCGGTGGTCCACGTGGACTACAACGGCTTGTCGCCGGAGACGCGGGCGCTGGCCGAGGCGACCGCCCGCGCGCTGGCGATGCAGATCGACTTCAACCGGCGCATCGACGTCCGGCAGGGCCGCATCGAGGACGCGGTCCGGGCCATCCAGGAAGGCGACCGCCGCCGGGACGAGCAGCAGCAGCGCACGGACGCTCAGGTCAAGGAGCTGCTGGAGCGCTTGGAGCGGCTGGAGAAGCACCGCACCGGCGGCCAGCCGAACTGACCGGCCCACCGGGAGCGTCAGCTGGGCAAGGTTGGGCCTGGCGTGGCGAGGCAGGGCAAGGCTGGGCAAGGCGAGGCGCGGCTGGGCAAGGCAGGGCTGGGCGAGGCATGGCACGGCAAGGCTGGGCGAGGTTGGGCCTGGCGTGGCGAGTCAGGGAGAAGGGACGGCGCCGGAT